GGGTTTTTAAGTGGCATTGGACTGATTATCAATTTCCACATATTTCTATGTATTTCTATGTATTTCAATAGCAAAAGTGTGTAGTAAGTGTGTAGTGACAGGATTAAAAGTGTGTAGTAAATTAAAACTAAATAAAGCCTTGATGTATGACATAAATATGAGAAGAACTTGATAATGTTCTTCTCTTTTTTTATGCAAAAATATAATCAGAAAGAGAGGTAATGCGAATGTTTTCTGATGAAGTTAGAGAAAAAATCTTAAGCAAAGAAGAATTGCAGAAACTTGACTTAGTGACATTATCTCTTGTTATCCACGCAATCGAGGAAGTTTTAGAGGAGGCAGACAATGAACAATCCTTATCAAGCAATGCCTATGATGAATAATTCTTATATGCAATCTCAAAATCCATATATGGATAGAATGAACTTTTTACAAAATTATCAGCAGAGCTTACAGCAGCCAGTGGCAGGGACACAAATGTCCTTAGCAAATCAACAGGTTATGCCACAACAGATAGCAGGCATTAACGGAAGAATAGTACAGACAGTTGAAAATATTAATGCAAATGAAGTGCCTATGGATGGCTCAATGGCATTTTTCCCTAAGCAGGATATGTCGGAAATTTATGTTAAGGGTTGGAATGCTGACGGAACAATTAAGACGGTTGTGTATAAGCCTTATACAGCCCCTAAAGATAATCAGACAGTAAATTCTATGGCTAATACAGAAAACGCTAAATTTACCCTATCAGACGAAAGCACACAGCTATTTCTGAATAAGTTTGAGGAATTATCGGAGAAAATAGGGCAGTTGGAAAATAGATTTGATAAATCTTTAGGAACACAGAGAAAAACATCAAGAACTCAAAGTAAGGGCGGTGATGAAGAATGAATCAGCAGTTAATTCAAACTATAAATCAACTTAAGTCAATTCGGAATCCACAGCAAATGGCAATGAATTGTTTACAACAGTCGGCACAGCGTGGAAATCCTATGGCAAAAAACTTGCTTAATCAGATAAACAGTGGAAACACGCAAGGCGCAGAGCAAATTTTAAGTAATTTTATGAATACACAAGGAATAAACCTTAATGATATTAAGGGTATGATGAATTAGGACATTTTGGGTTGTGCGCACATAATGACCGGTTATCCCATTTGTTAATAAAATAAATGGAGGTAAACAAGATGTTTAATTCAAACGGAGTTAGTCTCGCAGATATTGCCGCAGTAACAGGCAATAATCGTAATAACGATGGTATGTGGGGCGATGGTGCATGGTGGATTGTAATTCTCTTAATCTTTGGCTGGGGCAATAACGGCTGGGGCGGTTTCGGTGGAAATGGCAACGGCGCAGGCTACACTGATTCAGCTATACAAAGAGGTTTTGACAATCAGGCAGTTATCAGCAAGTTAGATGGCATTTCTAACGGACTTTGTGACGGCTTCTATGCTATGAACAATAGTATGCTCACAGGTTTCAATGGTATTAACACAAATATCATGCAGACCGGATTCGGTATCCAGCAAGCTATTAACGCTGATACAGTCGCTAATATGCAGAATACAAACGCATTACAGGCACAGCTTGCTAACTGTTGCTGTGAGACAAGAGAAGCTATTCAAGGCGTAAACTACAACATGGCAACTAACACTTGTGCTTTACAGAACACAATGTGCAACAACACAAGAGATATTATCGACAGCCAGCAGGCAGGAACGAGAGCTATCCTTGATTTCTTAACAAATGATAAGATAGCAACACTTACAGCAGAGAACAACGATTTACGCAGAGCCGCATCACAGGATAGACAGAACGCACTTCTTACAACTCAGATGGCAGCTCAGACACAGCAGATTATCAACTCTGTAAATCCTACGGCTATTCCAGCTTATGTTGTGCCTAATCCTAATGCTTATGCTTATGGATGTGGTTGCAATACAGGATGCGGCTGCTAAAACTGAATAATTGAGTATCTTAATTGAGTTTAACTCGATTATGTCTGCTATGCAGTATTACTTATAACCAAAGGGCAGACTACAATGTTTGCCCTTATTTTTATGAAAGAGAGGTAAAAAATAATGGAAATAACAGGAATTGCGTTACAAACAGTTGCCGCCGGAGAAGATGTTGCATTTACAGAAACACCGGTATGCGGTAGTAAGTGTATCGTCCACAGACAGGGAAGCGGAATTATCAAGTTAAGAGGTATTACAAATCAGTGCAAGGCAAGATTTTTAGTATCTTATAGCGGAAACATTCAGATACCTACAGGTGGTACAGTTGGAGCTATATCACTTGCCATTGCAGTAGACGGAGAACCTTTACAGTCAACACGAATGATTGTAACACCAGCCGCAGCACAAAATTTACAGAATATTAGTTCACAGGCATACGTTGATGTACCTTGTGGCTGTTGCAGTACAGTAGCGGTACAGAATACATCTACACAGGCTATTGAAGTGCAGAATTCTAATTTAATCGTTACTAGACAAGCTTGATAAGTATTCGATAATAAGTCTTTCTAATATTGCTGATACAGAAAGATGCTCTTTGATTGCTTGAATTTTAATCTTTTCCAACAATTCGCTTTCTATTGTGGTTGTGAATTTGATTTTAGACATTGCAAAACCTCCTTTTTAACAGTATACCATAAATACGTATTGACGTAAATATGCAAAATTGTTATAATATACGTAAATAAGTATATACGTATAAAGGAGATTGAAAGATGGCTTTTAAAAAAGGAATGACGGCATATAATTTTGATGATTTGACAGGCAAGACATTTAACAGGCTAACAGTTATTAAAAGAGTATATAGGAATAATAGTAAAAAAGTATATTGGAAATGTAGATGTGTTTGTGGAAAAGAAACAACTGTTGAAAGTTCAAAACTCAAAGGGGGATATACAAAAAGCTGTGGGTGTCTCAACAATGAAAATCGAAATCGCCATATAAATGAACTGACTACGCATAATATGAGTAACAGCAAATTGTTCGAGGTTTGGTGTTCAATGAGAAGAAGATGTGAAAACAGAAAAGATAAGGCGTATAAGTGGTATGGTGCTAAAGGCGTCAAAGTATGTGATGAATGGCAAGGAGAAGGCGGTTTTCAAAATTTTTATAATTGGTCTATAAAAAATGGGTACAAAGAGAATTTATCTATAGATAGAATAGATTTTAATGGAAATTATGAACCGTCAAATTGTCGTTGGATTACGCAAAAAGAGCAATGCAATAACACAAGCAGAAATATTTATATCGATTACCGCGGAGAAAGAAAGACGTTAAGTGAATTATGTGAGATGTATAATCTTAAATATGGAATTATGCACCATAGGATTTGTGATTTAGAACTTCCTTTTGAGATTGCTATGAATTTGAAAGGGTTTTGTAGAGTTCACTACAAAGGAAAGGAAACTGATTTAAGGCAAATATCAAGAGATGAAAAAATAGAGTATAAAACTTTATTGAAAGAAGTATTGGTAAATAAAAGAGACGATATAGAACAAATTATATTAGATTGTGGAGGTAAAAACATATGCACAAATGGGCTAAACAGATTATGGAATGTGTCAAGGCTAAGGTTGAAGCAATCGGATTAGATAGCTTTGAGGGGCAGAACCTTGACGATTTAAAGGATTTTACAGAGATAGCTAAGAATATAGCTTGCTTTGACAAGGATTACAGAATTGTTGAAGCTATGGAAAAGTCAGAAGATAATGAGGATATTATGCGTATGCTTGAACAGTACGAAGATTATCCGGACAGAAGATACTATGACCACTACCGCTATGCAAATGGCAGATTCGCCCCTAAAGGCAAGGGAACATATCGTAGAGGATATGAAGAACCACCTTATATGCACATGTACCCAGAAGCAGAGCATATGAGAGATATGGATAGAGATTATGGCAAGATGTATTATACAGAGCCAATGTCTGAAAGTAATTACGACAGAGCAAAGAGAAACTACACAGAAACTAAGGAAATGCACAAGGCTAATACACCAGAAGATAAGGAACACAAGATGAAGTCGCTTGACAGCTACACTAAGGAACTTGCAAGCGATATTACAGGTATGGTAGCTGATATGTCGGCAGAAGAGAAGAATTTGCTTAGAACAAAGTTAAGCACTCTTGTATCTAAGATATGATTTTAAGGGCTATGAGTAGCAATATTCATAGCCTGTTTTATTCAGAAAGGAGCATACAGATGATTTTTAGCATTAATGGCACAATGTGGCAAGTACAATATGAAAATTCAAATTCAAGTGAATTAAAGCGGTCAGACAATGTTTCTGTGCTAGGTGTAACTGATAGAAATACACATACAATTTATCTATCAAATGCCTTGCGTGGATTTATGCAACGCAAAGTGCTGATACACGAAGTATGCCACGCAATCTGTATGTCCTATGATGTGTATTTGCCGATTGAACAGGAAGAGATATTGTGCGATTTTGTGGCAACTTATGGCGATGAAGTATTTGACATTGTTGATATGGTTTTAGGGGCAGTTAGGAGAGTGGGATAATGAGCATTGATGAGTTGTTAAAGATAATTCAAAAGACTAATCCGACTATGACAAAAGAATTATTGATATATGAGCTTAGTCAATGCCGGTATTCAAGTAAAGCATTGATTTATACAGAAAAATGTTGCCAAAAAATTTCGGGGTAACGCATTTGATACCTCCCCCGGATACATCTTTGATATTCAGAAAAACGATTTTGACAATTCCCAAAATTTGGTGCAGATTTCGTTCAAATCCTACTTAAAAAATTGAAAAAAATTTCTCGCAAAAATATAATGCAAAATTTTTGAAACCCCCGTCACTTTCAATTTTGTATTCAAAAATCCGTGAAAAACTTTTCCCAAAATTCGACCTCAATTTTGTTCAGATTTGCCCTGAAAAATTGATGAAAAACTTTAACAGATTAAAGTGCATTATATAAACTTGACCGGCTGCGATTCGTGCTTGTTTTGACTTTGTGGCTTTGTGATTTGACCTGTACGGTGGTTTTATTGTGTCGGTGTAGACTTATAAGCCTACAGAACAAAACAGCCTTAAAACGCCTTTGGCAGCGTTGCATAAAATGGGTATAATATGCCCTTGCAAGTCGTGGAAGCTGTCGCCAGTTCTGGAGAATTCAACAGAACGCACGCCGCCCCAACTGGGTACACTTGTACACCTAAAAAGCCTTATATATAAGCATAGCATTATTGTATTAATTTTTCAAGGTACGCAAAGAAAAGCGTATAATATATACACTTAGTGCTTGCGGCTGGAATCGAACCAGCCAAACCAGAGCAAGCCAAAAGGGCGCAACCTGTACACTCCCCAAAAGCTAATTCGCTAATTTTGTTTTTATCTGCTTCAAAAACTTTTTATTCATATCACAATCTTTAATTCCTCGCATTTTTAAGACATAGACACTTATGTCTTTATAATACAAATCAACAATTCCTTCTTTGTTGTGCCAGTCGTTTGCATCTCCTTGCCAGCATTTTATTCTGTGCTCTTCTTTTTGCCTTGCGATTTCTACACTTTCGGCAAAATCCTTTTCTATATTTATTTTATCATTCAAAAACCTGTTTATTAAACCCTTAAAGGTTTTTAAATCTGATTTATATATATAAATTATATATAATTTTCTATAAATTTCTTTGCTTCTCTCGGTAAGCAATATATCTTTTTCTTTTTATGCTTTAATCTGTTCTAACTCTGCCGCAGTTCTTCTTGTATACGTTCTCTTTTTTCTGTTAGATATAATTTCATCGAATTCTTTAACCGTAAAGTTTAATACTGCATTTTCTTCTATACAATAAAAATCTGTTTCATTGTAAATTTTTCCTGTATGATGCCAGGAAGACCACACCAGAAAATTCTCTTTCAATTCTTTTAATGCCATTTCTTTAAAATCTATTTCTGTTTTTTTATCAGCGTGCCAAAAAATGTTATCTATCTCTTCTAAAATAGTGGTTTTAGTCCACTTATACATAGGTTTTTCACCTTGCGAATACGCCCAAACGGCGTTGTTACTCATTTGATTTTTATAATATCCTGCCATCTTTTTAAATCTCCTTTACTTTTTATATTTTATATGCTATTATAACAAAGACATTTGTTGTTGTATATTTTTAGGACAAGTGTTATTTTGAATGGTAAGAGAGGAAGTATATTGTACTTCCTCTCTTTTATTTTAGCAAGCCGGGGAATCAAACTTTTTGCGCCTCCTTAGTTATAATAAAAACTTTCTATTGCTGTCCTTGTAGTGCCTTTTACAACAATAGTCATTAAGTGACTAAAGCTATCCAGTGCTAAGCCGTAAGGCTCTAAATCTTTATTTAATTTATCAATTCGCCTGTCACAGCTCAAAGATAAATCTTTTGTGCTCTGGCGGTTGCAAGTTCTTTCCTCGTTTTCTAAATATGAAAGCCTGTCAAGGTCTGCGTTCAATCTGTAAAAGCGGTTCATTAAATGTTTTGCAATTTCATATTTGATGTTATAAGTCTCCGTTGCCATTCTCAACTCTTTTTCTCTCTTTTCTGCAATTGTTAATTTTCTCATAATTCTTGTACCTTTTCGCCGATTGTGATATAATCGGCTTACCTTTCTTTTTGATTGGTGGCGGTTCGTTCTTGGTAGGAGTGACCGCCTTTTTTTATTTGTAACCTAATACTAACACCTTTTAAGGTGTATGTCAACACCTTTTAAGATGTTTTTAAATTTTGTTTTTAAGTGTTGCAAAACTGCAATATTTTATATATAATAGTAAAAACAAAACAGAAAGGAGCTTGTAAATGATTACATATAAAATAGATGTATTAAAAGAGCTGGCACAGCGTGGCTACACCGCTAACAGAATGAGGAAAGAGAAGATATTAAGTGAAAGCACAATGCAGAATCTAAGAAACAGGAGTGACATTAATACAAAAACTTTAAATACATTATGTATTATATTAAGATGCCAGCCAAACGACATTTTAGAGATAGTACCAACCAACGACGAAAAAATAAAATATTTTTAAATAACACTAAAAAGGGTGTTGACAATGTAACACTATTGGTATATACTTAAGATACATTAAAAGAAAGGACAGCGGAAACGCTGAAAGGTGGGCAATATGAAAAAGGAAGAACTTGAGAATGTTAAAAAGGTGAGATTTAACGATTTTTCGGAATACGATTCTGAGAAGTGCAGCAACGGTGGTTGTTATGGCTTTTGGACTGATTACAGCCACCTTGAAAATGGCAACTGGGAAATCAGTTACGGAACAACAGCAGATATGGAGTTCTGTCCTTGCTGTGGCAGTTTTGGCGACCACTACGACTATGGCGAAGAAGAGTATAGTTGTGGTGATTTTGAAACAGTCACTACTGATGAGTTGTTAGAAAAGATTAACAGCTTTGAAGAGAATGCTGAACAATATATTGATGTTAAATAACCGGAAAGGGCGGAGCAATATGAAAACTATTGAATTATTGAACAAGGTTGTTGAGCTTGGATTTGACAGCGAAAAGGCACTTGCTGATATAGACGCAAGTCTTGACGAAATAATCGGAGCAGAGAACAGAAAGCCAATCGCAGAGGAAGAGCTACGAATTTTAAGACGATAGAAGAAGATTGACTTTATAATATATTTATGCTATATTATTTTAATAATTAAATATATAAGATTTACACCCGATAATTATATAATAGTTATTGGGTGTTTTTATTTGTATTAATAATATAATTAGCTGGATAAGCTTCAGCAGAAAGGGGAACAGATGGAGAAAGTACAGGAAGCACCAGAAAGTCAAGAAATTTTTGAAAACGAAATTGATATGTATTTCAAAAGATTTTGCAAAGATGAAAACATTGAAGATATGGCAGCGGCTCCGCAATCCCTTTTTTATGCCGCCTTGATTTATGTATATAACAATACTTTTAAAGGCACTAATAGGTTAAAATTAAAGGGTAAATTACAGGGATATAATAATAATAATTATAATAACCAATATAGTAATATAAATAATAGTAATTGTAATAGTTATAATTATGAGTATCTTAACTATATAGCAGACTATTATATATATATGTGTTATAAGTATAATAAAATATGTACTATATCAGGATATTGTAAATTAACTGGCATAAGAGAAACTGTTATATATAATTGGGCTAATGAACGAACGAAAGCGGGTAGACTAAGTACTTCGGCTTATGATTTGTGGGAAAAATTGTCAAAAGATTATGAATCTAGTGGAGAAGCACGGCTCTGGTCTGGTAAGAACCCAATTGGACAATTGGCAGCCATGAATCATCATTTTACTTGGAATCTTCCTGGCGTTAGCAGAGAAAGCAGCAACAAAACAACTCTTACAGCCGCAGAAATACGCCAGCAATTGAGCCAAAATAGTACACAATTAATAGATAAACAGCAGATAAACGCTGTAAACAATTCAGACACAATTTAAACAGCTTGCAAACCGCTTAAATACTGGGTTTGTGAGTAATAAGTATTTATATAACGCTGATAAATTAAGGTTTATCGGCGTTATGGTATGGATATGGTGTTAATTGTGTTAATTGTTTGATAATATGGCATAAAATAGACACAATTACATAGACAAGGGCGGAGGGGGGTTATTTGTCCTCGGAACACGCCCCAACTAAGTCACTCATTTTTCCACGACAAGAAAAAGGCTTTATATATTAATATATATTTATATTATTATTACCCACATAATACACATATTATATAATTATATATAAATAATACCTAGCCATTAATCATATAATTAATACTAATAAATCACTTATATATTTAATTAAAAATAATCCAATTAACATCTATACATTTAAGCTAATTAGGTGTATAATAGACACATATTAATTAATCACAAGATATTCAATAAGCACATCAGAGAATCAGCTAGTCGGCTGAATAAATTCCAAAAAAATTTTAAAAAATAAAAAAGAGTTAGGAGTTATAAATGCAGGGCAATGAATACCAAAAATTGGCTATGCGTACTAACGATAAAATGGCTCATCATAGATTAAGTACTGAATTAACTGGTAAGTTTCCACTTAGTCCTCTAACAGAAAGCAATGCTAAGTGTAGCAACATAAATGACATAGCAGGACTTCTTAATGGTGTCTTAGGTTTAACTGGTGAAGCTGGCGAAGTATCAGACCTTGTTAAAAAGGGCATATTCCACGAAAAAGGCATAGACTTAGAACATCTTAAGAAAGAGTGCGGCGATGTAATGTGGTATGTTGCTATGATTTGCGAAGCTTGCGGATTCAGTCTTGACGATGTAATGCAGACAAACATAGATAAGCTTATAGCACGTTATCCAGATGGCTTTGATTCTTACAGAGCTAATCATAGGCAGGCAGGTGATGTCTAATGCTTAAGCCGGAGGAAGATTGCTGCAATTGCTTATATAAATTTAAAATGTGGTTTGAAACGCCTTGCAAAAATTGCAATGGTAATCCAGACACACATCCTAACGGCACAGATAACTTTGTAGAACAGATTTATAGCACAAATGATATTGCAGCACTCTTTGAAGATAAAGAGTAGCTTAATTACCCCTTAGCCAAGCGGTCAAGGCATAAGATTTTGATTCTTACATCATCAGTTCGATTCTGATAGGGGTAGTTTACAAGTGCTTAATTACACTTGTATCTTCACAGGACTTATTGACTTACCAACATTAAGTCCTCCTTTCACCTCATAGCGAGAGCTGTTAAGGACTGTCAGATAGTCCGTGAGGTTTTGCGTATTATAAATACGCAAATAAAATTAAGTTATACCTATAGCGCAGCAGTTATCTGTATGGATAGACAGCGAGCGAAGCTACTTTCTTTGAGCCCAACTGCACGGGTAGAATGACATCCAAGCTTTGCCACGACCTGTTATAGGTGTCATAGCCTATACTGCTATTAAGACTAGCATTGTTTTTCAGTATCAACTATCCACCTTAATCGAAACATTTTCACAATGCTAGTCTTTTAAAACGATATGGAGAAGCGGCAACGATTGGCGGTGTTGCGGCAGACTGTAAATCTGTTCCCTTGCGGTAAACATTGTAGGTTCAATTCCTATCTTCTCCACTTTGCCGATATGGGATAAAAGTATTCCAGTAGCTTGCTAAGCTATCCAACAGAAATGTTGTTCGTGTTCGATTCACGATATCGGCGTTTTGAAAGCACTTCTTGGGTCTGCGTGCGTAATGTTGTTTGCAGACTTATCCTAGGTTAAGAGGTGTGAGTAAGTTGATGTGTGGCGGAATGGGTAAACGCTAATAGCAGATAGAATGAGCTAGTGGTTCGAATCCACCATAGCATAACCACAGGGGAATACCTGATTGCTAGGGGCTTGAAAGGACAGGAGTGCTTGTTTATGTGTGGTTCAAATCCACACCACATCAATTCGAGTGGGAACGCATATCAATGTTCGTAGTGGGGATATGCAATGCTGTGAGTTGAGAAACCTGTTTTAGCAGCTAATTAAACTATATAACGGATAGTAGTTCAGTTGGGAGTAACGCTTGATTTATTCAAGTAGTCACAGGTTCGAGCCCTGTCTATCCGATTACAACAAACTAGCTTGACGAAGCGAAAAGCACAAGCCTTAGTGCCTGTTTGTTGTTTTGTTAATAAGGCAGTTATCAGAAAGGCAGGTAATAAATATGCTATCAGAAAATGAAATCCAAACAAAAGTTAATTTTCTATCATCAGCAAGGTGTAACCACACATTCCATAAATACATTGACATAACAGGCGATTTGATAGAGGGTGCGCTATTATCAAGAATTTTATATTGGTTTGCACCAACTAAAGATAACAAAAGCAAAGTCAAGATATATAAAGACGGCGAATATTGGATTGCGAAACAAAGAAAAGACTGGTGGGAAGAGATAAGGATTACTGAAAGGCAGTATGATAAAGCAATTAAATCGTTGGTGAAAAAGAAATTTGTAATTACAGCAAAATACAAATTCAATTCAATGCCGACTATACATATACGACCTAATTATGATGTTATCAACGCAGAAGTTAAAAAATGGGAAAATAGTATCAGGCAAGAGGTTATAGCAGAAGATGCAGGACAGGAGTTACATAAACAAGCAGACGGGAATGACACAAAATGTAATTCCCAAGGGAATAACACAAAGTGTAATTCGGGAGTGTCACAAGATGTAACTCTTTTAACAGGGATTACTAACAATGATTACCCTAACACTAATTACGGAACATTAAATACAGAGTGTAATTCTCTTAACAGAGAACAATGCAATTCTTTTTTACCCAAAGATAAAAAAGCGAAAGAGTTTAAGCCGATAAGCGAATACTCTCAAAGTGATTGGGAAGTTGCCGAAGAAAGAATGATAAGTAGAGCTGGCAATATAGCTTATGATTGGACTAACGATAAAACGCTCAAAGAAAATACAGAAGCATTCTTTAAATACTTTTTAGATAAACACGGAGAATGTACCGGAGAATATCACTACCCATTAACAGATAAGGTTTTATCAAGAGTAGTAGATAATTTAACAAAAGAAACTGACATAGAGCGTGATGGATATACAGATACCTATTATGCAGTTATAAGTGATATGGACGATAATACAGACTACAAGATGTTAGTTGATGAATATTTCAATACAAAGTTTTCAACACAATGTGATTACAGCTTAGTTCATTTTTCTTCGGAGAATGTTTTAACCAACATTATGAACCACGCTTGTAAGAGCAGTTGGTGCGAAAGTAAAGAATGGTAGGAGGTATTCATTATGAGTTCATATAAAGATTTACAGGCTAAGATTTTTGAAAGAGATAATTATACTTGCAGATATTGCGGAAAGAGTAGCAGAGAATACAGGGCGTTGGTAATGTCACATATAAGAACAGCTTCAATGTGTGGTGATGATAGAGAGAGCAATTTAATTACATTGTGCAGACATTGTTACAATCACATTTCTAACAATGAGATTAGGGCAAAGTTTGAAACAAAAGAAAATGCTGATTATTTTTGGGGATTATACCACGAAAAAGTCAAAGGATATTGTTATTATACAAACTACATCAAAAAGGTATTTACTGAAAATGGTGTGCTTATGACAAGGCCGCAGATTGATAAATATGTTAGTATATTTATTAAAAATGATGATGATTTTAACGCTTTCAAAACAGAACTTCAAAATACAGGTTATAAGAATATGCCATCTAAAATGCGTAGTGATGTAAGAAAATATAATCATCAAGTTGAAAATCAAAGTAAGGAGTGATTATTATGGCAGCAGGCGTACACCCACTAAATAAAGATAAATTCTATGAAGCAATTAACCTGTACATATCAGGGCAGGTTTCACAGGTAAAAGCGGCAAAAGTAGCAGGTTGTAGCGTACCGACATTTAAGAAATACGCTAACAAGATTTATGGCGGCGAAGAGTTGCCAAATAATTTATGGGGGAAGAAGTGATATGTGTGAATTTTGCAATGGTAAAAAGAAGAAGATTGAAAATGGCTATACATATGGCAGAGCATATATAGAATCAACTAATTATGGCTATTGTTATAAACTTTGTTATGACAACAGCGGTGAAGAATATGGAGAGGGAGAGTTTGAAATCAATTATTGCCCTATCTGCGGTAGAAAGTTGGTGGAATGATGGCAGAACCTTTAAGTAAATTAGCAGAAAAATGTAAAAGTTGCCCTGAATCTGAAAAATGCGACCATAAAAGAATGGAGCTATGCGCTTTAGCGGATTTGCCACCACAAAACCTTGCAAGTGCCACACAAGGCATTTTGATAGACAATATGTCGCCTATATTGAGGGAAGAAATAAAAAGCCCTTTAAGTCCATTTAGGTACAAAGATGAATTGGAAAAAGCGTTAAATGATTCCCATTTTGGAAATATGTTTATGTATGGTGCTTAGAAAGTTGGTGAAAGAATGATTAAAGAAGCATTGTTGGATATTTCAAAAGGATATGTCAAAGTTTTCTTTGATGGTAACCCAGTTGATAGTATATATAGTGTAGATGGCATTACAGACGATGAGTCTGGAATGAAAAAGATACAACTTACTTTTTTAGTGAAAGAAGTGCTTTTTAATGAATAACCGAAGAGTTTGCCAATTTTGCAAAGGGGGATTACTATGAAACATCAAAAAGAATGGCACACTTGCGACAGGTGCGGAAAAGAGATAATACCTAAAAGCTGGAAAGAAGTTAGATTTAAGCAAGTCGGATGTTGCGGAGATATAATTCCTACTTTTGAAGATAATGATATGTGTCTTGAAATCAAGAATGTTCGCAGATATGAATTTTTAGAAAGAACATATGAATTATGCCCTAAGTGCAGGAGAGATTTTGAGAGGTTTATGAGGAATGAGTAATGCTTTTACGGTTATGTTTTTAATTGTGATTATAGTAGCTGCGGCACTTATGATATCTATATGCATTGCAGGAACAGTGTTTTTGCTTGAAGAAACAGGAGTGCTTGATATATTTAGAGAGATTATTCATAAAAAGAAATGCCAACCAATAGAAAAATTCAATACATGCGATACAAACCCTGGTTGCGAACTAGAGCCTATGGAATGCAGTTTTGCGGTTGAATATTCCACATGGGAAGAAGCTAATAACGGAGCACGCAAATTTATGTGCGGTCGTGATAAATGCAAATATCAGAAACGAGGTGGCAAATATGAAAGCAATCAAAAAATTAGAAATTGACAGGACGGAATCGCCAGTGAAGATTTACATTGATGGAGAAAGACTTGATTTGTCAAATGTTGTAAGTATGAACATAGTGCTTGATGTGGACAGGATGACGGTTCATATAGTCAAAAATGAAGTAATGGTTTTTAGTGATGAATAAATATATTACCGACTACAAATTGATTGTAGCCGCTACCCTAAAACAGTTATAGGCAGAGGTCTATAAGCACCTTTGCTGAAAAGTGGAGGTGCTTTTCTTGAATTCTGAATTAAATCAACTGATAGATGATTGCGAAAAATACATATCCCAAAACGGAATAGATGAAAATATTATAGAAACCTACTACAACGTGTGCCAGCTTGCCAAGAATGAGGGTGAAATTGACACAATGTTAAAATGTACGACTAGGACAAAAGAACTCATAGAAAAGGCTTGTATGCGTGATATAGGCATAGATATTTTTGAACTTGAAAAATATACATTTAACAACAATATAGACAATGATTTAGTTAATAGATATTTTGATACCTTATTGCTTGAAGCTCCGCACTTATTCCACAGCTATTTGCTTTATCTTGAAAAAGACAGAGAAGAGAGTGAAAGATTTTATCAGCCAAAAATGAAACAGCTTAATAAATACGGGCTTATTCAAGCTATGCAAGATTTGGAAGACGACAAATATAATAGATTATGTATTTCTATGCCACCAGGAACGCAAAAAACTACACTAGAAAAATTTTTTTGCTCTTGGATAATTGGCAAGCACCCTAAAGATTACAGCCTTTTCTTTTCTCACAGCAACGAAATTACAGGAAAGTTTTATAAAGGAGTGCTTGACATAACAACAGATGATAAAGAATATAAATGGAATGTTATTTTCCCTAATTTACCATTACAAAGCACAAATGCACAGGCACAAGAAGCTAATTTCGGTAAATACAAAGCATTTTCAAGTATTCAATGCTCATCAATAGGAGCTAAGAATGCTGGTAAGGTTAGAACTAACCGTTATTTATATTGTGATGACCTTATAGGTTCTATTGAAGAAGCACTTAATCCAATAATTCTTGAAAAAATATGGAGAATTTATGGAGTCGATTTAAAGCAAAGAAAGCTAAACGAACAAGTAAAAGAAATAATTATAATGACCAGATGGAGCACAAAAGACATTATTGGACATATTATTGAGCTTTATGGAAACGACCCAAAGTTAAAAATTATTTCGATTCCAGATATTGACCCTAAAACAGGGAAAAGTAATTTTGACTATGAATATAATGGAATGTCGGTGGAATTTTTTAATGATCAAGCACTGACAATGGATGATATATCTTATAGATGTCTTTATAAGCAAGATCCAACAGAACGTGAGGGATTGCTTTATCCAGAAAACAAAATAATGAGATATAAAGAACTTCCTAAAACACGAATTAAAAGAATTACTGGACAATGTGACACGAAATCCTCTGGTACTGATTTTTATGTGTTCCCTTGCCTGGTTGAATTTGAAGGATATGAGGGAACGTATTACTGCACTGATACTATATGCAACAATTCGGCAGATTACGAAAAACAATATGAAAATTCAGCAAATTTAATTGTCGATAACGAAATACAAGATTGCGATTTTGAAGCTAATCAAGGCGGAGATAGAGTTGCAAATGAAGTCAGAAAACGAGTAGAAGAAAAAGGCTGGTTATGCAATATATCAGACACTGCAACTGAAACAAACAAAGAAGCAAGAATATTTCAATGTTCTAGTTGGGTATTGCAACATATTGTGTTTAAAGATAGAAGCCTATATGAACCCAAGAGCGATTACGCAGAGATGATGAGTTGGTTGTTGAAATATTCAGTATCTGGTAAAAATTTGCACGATGATGTACCGGATGTTTTTTCAAATTTTGCATTAAGAATGAAAAGAGGAAATAGAGTAAAAAAGACAGTAATTATGTCAAGTCCAATATAACAGGAGGGAATTTATGGTAACAAAGGAAGTTTTATCACAATATTCGGATTTACAGGAAGAAGTAAAAGAAGTAAGACTAAAGATAGAACGGCTTGAAAGAGATATAGGCAAAATTGAAGCTGGAGAAATGGTTATAGATTCTGTTAGCGGTGGCAATGGTGGCAAACAGCATTTTAAGATTGAAGGCATACCATTTCCAGAGTACAGCAGAAAGAAAACACTTCTTTATGCTAGAAAAGCCACATTGCAGTTGCTTGAAGATGATTTGTTGGAAAAAACCAATGAGGTTGAAGAGTTTATCGCAAGCGTTGAAGATAGCAGAATGAGAAGAATAATCAATCTTAGATTTTTAGAAAATAAGACTTGGATTCAGATAGCACATATCATAGGTGGCAACACAGAAAGTAGCGTAAAAATGGCTTTTCAAAGATTTATTGAAAAAAATTAAAAGATGTTACGATTGTGACGAAAAAATTATGTATTATTACAATGAGCAAAGCAAATTTCATAAACATGTATAATCCTTATCGAAAAGCATCGTCATTTAATTATGGCGGTGCTTTTACTATGTAACGAGGTAATAATATGATTTTTTATACAAACAAAGACAAGTCAATTATGTGTCCGAACTGCCATAAGTTTTTAACTAAGGCAGATAGTAAAGACCCACGAACACATAAGTTGGCGTGCAAACATTGCCATAAGTGGATATGGTATGTACCTAATGATAATGATAATTTTCAGATTAAAGAAATACCGCAAAGCAGAAGTTCAAGCGGCATGACATTTTATTAGAGGTGTAGATAATGCAGACAGGAAGAATTGCTATTTATACAGGTGCAAAAGAAATAACACCTGACAATATAATACCGATTTTGCGTGAAGCAATTTTGGAACATGATATTAATTCCAACAGAATACAGTTTCTTCTTGATTATGACACAGGAATACAGCCGATAGTTAGGAAGAATCCAAAGACTTACAGACCAGACATTGACTGTGAGTGTTGCGATAATGTGGCTAATGAAGTCACGGAGTTCAATTTAGGTTTTAAGTGGGGAAATCCTATAACGTTAGTTCAAAATGGCGACAATGAGGATTCTAACCTTACAAAAGCTATAGCAGAATTAAACAGTTGCTACGAATCACAGAATGCAAGGCAGAAGCAACAGGAACTTGCAAGATATGTTGAAATTGGTGGCGTTGGATATGTCCTCATTGATGTAAACACAGAATATGAGGATGGAGAAAGCTATTTTACATATGATGTATTAGACCCAAGAACAACATTTGTCATAAGGTCAACAGCTTATAGTGACAAGAGGGTTATTCTTGCAGGCACTTATATTAAAGACAAACATAGCGGTACAAGATATTACACCTGTTTTACAAAAGATATTCGTTATGAAGTTACGGATGGGATAAAAATTACTAACGGACCAGAAAAAGGAAAAACAAAATGGGGATTTTTAGAGAGAAGCGGAGAAGAAAATCCACTGCATAAAATTCCTATCATTGAATACACAAGGTCATTTGATAGAATGGGCTGTTTTGAACGGCAAATATCTGAAATGGATAACTTAAACCTACTCATTTCAGATTTTACAAATGATGTTGAACAGAATACACAAGCAGTATGGCACACAAATGATGTTGATTTCCCGGTTGAACAGGAAACGACAGTTGATAAAGATGGAACACCACATATCACTGAAAAAGTAAGAAAGCCAAAATCTGGAGAATGGATGCAGACCTATACATCAGCAGATGGCAAAACTCCAATAGTTGAGCCACTTGCAATTAATTACGATTACACAGGTATGCTTAACAATATCCAATCAAGGCGACAGACAATCTTGCAGAAATGTAATGTGCCACAGCGAAATGATAATAGCGGCGGCAGTACAGGAGTTGCAATGTCAGATGCAACAGGCTGGTCACAGGCTGAAACAGCGGCGGCAAAACAGCAATTAATTACAGATGGCTGCAAAATGGAAGAGATAAAAGTTGTTCTTGCGGCTATTAAGTTGTCAAACAATGTTAACAGCAGCAACCCATTACTTAAATTAAGGGCAAGAGATGTAAAACCTAACATTAAGCGGCAAAAAACTTATGAAATGTCAACTAAGGTTAACGCTATGGCGACATTGATAAGCCACGGATTTAGTCTTAAAGATACAGTTGATGCAATTCCATTCTTTGATGACCCTAACGATGTTGTAGCGAGAAGCGGAGAAATGGTTAAGGCATATCAAGACAGCATAATTAACAAAGATACACAGAACCAAGCAGAGGGTGGGGATGGAGAACAGCCACCTAATAAAGATCGCACAATGCAAGACTTATCAGACCAGACAGAAAATAGTCCGGTTATAGATAAGAGCAGAACAGATAAATAAATTGATATTGAGCCACAGGGTAGAAATGCCTTGTGGCTTTTTATATGCCCTAGAGAAAGGGCAATACAAATATCGCAAGAAGTTGAGAGAACAACAAAAAACGCAGAAAGCAGAGGTAAAGAAATTATGGCAGATGTAACTAACACAACAACAGAACCAACAACTAACAATGAGCCACAGAATGAAGAACAGACACCTAGCGTAGAAGAACTTATGGCACAGCTTGCTAGTGAAAGAGCTGAAAAAGAGAAGTATAAGAATGCTTCTGATAAAGCCAGTTCAGAAGCAGCTAAGTACAAGAAAGAACTTCGCTCGAAGCAGACAGCAGAAGAACAGGAAGCGGAAGCAAAGGCGGAAGCTGAAAAGTTGCAGGCCGAAAAGTTCGAGAACATGAGCAAAGAACTTAATCATATGAAAGCTGTCAATGCTTATCAGAAAGTTATAGGTGATGGAAAGGATATTGATTCTTTGATTGAGGCGGTTACAGATGCAGACCATAGCCTTATAGCAACTGTAATTGCTAATGAAGTGCAAAGACAGGTTAAAGAAGCTAAGGCAGAGTGGCTTAAATCAAGACCGGCTATTAATGCAGGCGGTGGAGAAGAAAGCACGATAACACAGGAACAGTTCAATAAGATGAATTACCACGAAAGAGTGGAATTCAAAAATAAGAATCCAGAACTTTATAAGAAGTTCACAGAGTAGAAAACGGAGGTAAACAAACTATGCCACAGACTAAGTTAGCAAATTTAGTAGACCCACAGGTAATGGCTGATATGGTATCAGCTAAGTTACCAAAGAAAATTAAGTTTTCGCCTATTGCAAGAGTTGATACAACACTTGTAGGCAGACCGGGAAGCACTATTGTTGTCCCAAAATACGCTTATATAGGTGATGCACAGGATGTAGCAGAAGGTGTTGCTATGGGTACAACAGTACTTACAACATCTACAACAGAAGCAAAGGTTAAGAAAGCAGGTAAGGCAGTAGAACTTACAGACGAATCAGTGTTATCTGGTTATGGCGACCCACTTGGTACAGCTATCAATCAGATTGCTATGTCAATCGCTGCAAAGGTTGATAATGACAGCTATGACGCACTTTGCACAGCACCTATTGATCACGATGGAACAGCAGCACCTATCAGCTATTCAGCAGTTGTAGCGGCTAATAGCAAGTTTGATGATGAATCAGATTCATCACTTACAAAGATATTGTTCATTAATCCGGCGCAGGAAGCTACATTACTTAATGACGATGATTTCAAGAGCAATGACAAGTACCCACTTAATGTAATTATGAATGGAACTATCGGTTCTATTGCGGGAGCGCAGGTTGTTAAGTCAAAGAAAGTTAAGTTAGTTAAGTATGAGCTTGATGATTCAACAGGAACAATCAATGTTGTAGCTGATACAACAAGCGAGGATGCAACTAATGTTCACCTTGACACAGCACTTGCACATACGCTTAAGCCAAAGGACAAGGAAATCAAGGTAGGTAGCAAGTTAAAGGCTGTTACAACAGAGTTCTACGCTTGTCCTATTGTTATTGTATCAGCAGAAGACCCTAACGAGGACACAGGTGCAGATGGCGTATCAGAGGAAGAGAACGCACTTACAATCTATATGAAGAGAAGCGTTGAGATTGAATCGGACAGAGATATTCTTGCAAAGACAACTGTTATCTCTGGCGATGAACACTATACAGCAGTCTTAAGCAACGATTCAAAGGTTGTTCTTGCTAAGTTCGGAAAGTAAGAGGTGTTTATATGTTATTAAGACGACATAAAATCAACGCCGCAAAGCAGAGCGAAGAAGTAACAGCGGATAATGTAAGACAGGAAGCTGTTTATGGAGATGAGCTTAAATATGAGGAAGAGCAGGACAAGTTCCCTGCTCAACCTACAAGCGATTACACAAAGACAGCTATTAAGCGTATGCCAACAGCGGACTTGCAGACACTTGCCTTAGAACAAGGTATTGAGAACGCAATGGAGCTTACAGGAGCAGAACTTAAAGAACTGTTAATTGAGAAATTAGGGTTATAGGAGCTGAAATTATGGAATACACCACATTAGAGCAAGTTAAAATCAGACTTAAACAATTTCATATTGAGACAGTCACAAATGATGATGATACAACATCTGATGTGGTAGTGTTCGATAACAAAGAAGATAATCCAGTAATCGAACAGCTTATTAAACAGGCTACAGAAGATGTAAAAGCAAAGAGGTGTTATCCCGACAGCTACACAGATGAAATGATAACCGAGGACTTGAAGAAATTTGAGAGTGTTATCGTTAATCTGGCTGTCTACGACCATTCACAAGCAGGCGAAAACTTTATGTCTGCCTTAAGCGAGGGTGGTGTCAACAGAACTTGGAGAAATAGAGACAGCTTATTTGTTGGGGTATTTCCGTTTGCCAAAGTGTTATAGCTTATCTACCAAGTTGTAGAAAAAGTAAATTATCTGTAATGCAGATAAGGCTATAGAAGATTGTGCGTTACCAATATGGTAGCAGGCGGCACACATTAAGGGTGGTGGGCGGTGTGCCATTATTAATTATGAAAGGCGGTATATCAATGCCAATAGCAGTAATTATAAGCATTATTTCAGTTGCTTTTTCCGTCTTTTTCGGACTGTTTACGTTGGGATTTAATCTTAAGAACAACAAAAAGTCTGACAATGCAGAACTTACAGAGCGTGTAAAGGAAAATACACGCATAAATATGAAACTTGACACAATATCAAGCAATACAACAGAGATAAAGAATGAAGTTACAGAAATGAGAAAAGAACTTAATTCTCACGATAACAGGATTATTAAGGTTGAGGAAAGTGTAAAGTCGGCACACCACCGAATAGACGGATTGGAAGCACGACTTAATGAAGATAAGGAGGTATAGCAGAATGGATATAACATCAGTATCAACAGTAGTTGCAATCGTTGTAATAACATATCTGATAGGTTTAGGAGCCAAAGCAATTCCACACATTAAGGATAATTACATTCCTATAATCGTAGGCGTTGCAGGCGGTATCTTAGGCGTTGTAGGTATGTATGTAATACCGGACTTTCCGGCAAATGACATTCTTAATGCAATCGCAGTAGGAATTGTGTCCGGATTATCAAGCACAGGCATTAATCAGATTTATAAGCAGGTAAAGAACAATGCTTGACATTAATAAGCAGGCTATGAAGTATTCACTTCAAGGACAGACAGTAACCATCTATGAAAGAGATGAAGACGGCAATATTCTATATGAGGGATATACCGACACAGATGGCAACTTCATTCCTTATCTTGATGATGAGGGAAATAAGATACCCAAAGTTCTTGAAGAGAAAACAGGCTTTTCAGAGCCTGTGGATTTCAAAGCGAATATAGCTTTCAGCGGTGGAGAAGCACAAAGCAAAGAATACGGCTTTGATACGGCTGATTTTGACGCTATTTTGCTGACAGATAGGGATACATTACCTATTCAAAAAGGCGACCTTATATGGCTTGATAGCAAGCCTACATACACATCTGACAGTCTTGTTGATGAAACATCAGCAGACTTCACGATTGTAGGTATTAAGCCAGCATTATATTCAACTAAGTATATGCTTAAAGCAGTTGTAAAGTAGGTGCATTATGGCAAGACATACAATTAATATATCTTTGTCTGAAAAGTCTGTAAATGAAGCTATCAGACAGCTACAACAGTATAAGCAGAGTTTACAGTATAAATGCGAATTGCTTGTTGAACGACTAGCAGAATTAGGCGACAAAGCAGCAATTATGAGTGTTAATGAAAGTCCATTAGGTAGGACAGTAACATTGAGAGTTGACAGAAAGCCTATTCAAGATGGCTACCAAGCTATTTTAATTGCTACCGGTAAAACTGTTGAGGTAGAAGATAGAGAACCATTTTACACACTATTAGCGATTGAATTTGGTGCTGGTATTTATTACAACAGCGGCAACGAGAACCCAAAGGCTAATGATTTCGGCTTGGGCGTAGGAACATATCCAGGACAAATCCACGCATTCAGCGACGGTTGGTACTACTTAGGTAACGATAATCAATGGCACTACACGCACGGCGTTAAAGCTACAATGCCTATGTACAACGCCACAATAGAGATTATTAATCAGTATAAGCGGATAGCAAGAGAGGTGTTTAGTTAATGGCAAATGCAAACGATTGGGCGATAGACCTTGAGAATACAGTCACAGCACTTGTCAAGGCTAAAACCCTAACACAGCTTAAAAAGACATATCCAAAGATAGTCATAACCAATGAGGGGGAAAACAGCGGTCAAGCAGCATTCCCAACAGTATACATTCATTTACTGCCAGCAGTTGAGCAAGGACAAACACTTGACGGACAGACAATTAACGCATTGTTAGCAACATTTCAAGTGGATGTTACCACTAACACAAGCAAGTCCGATTGTCGTAAGGTTATGGCAGTAATTACAGATACATTTAAAACAATGAGATTTCAAGGTAACGCAATGCCGGAATTTTCAATCAGCAATAAAGTACATAAAAGTACCGCTAGATTCAGAAGAATGATAGCGGCAAATGACAGATTAATGTAACAAAGAGCAGAAATGCTCTTATTTTTTTGCAAATTTTAGGAGGTAAGAAGATATGGCAGATACAGTAGCAGGATTAAGCGCACTGGGAATCACGTTTAGTTATGGTGTTGAAACTACAGCAGGTACTAAACCAACAGCGTTTAAACTTCTTCATAGAATCAATTCTATTGATGAGATTACAGTAACCCCAGAGGCTATAGATGCATCAGCACTTGAAGATTTACAGACAAGAAACATTGCAGGTAGAGATACAGTTACAGATACAGTTGCGGTAACGGTTAATAAGACAGAAGCTACAATCAAAGAGTGGAAAGACCTTATTACAGAATATAAGGCTTTAACTGGCGGTAAGAGAATGTGGTTTCAGGAAATTACTCCGGGCATAACAGATGCAGAGTTTTTTGTTGCACAGCCGCCTTCAAAGTTGCCAATTACAGGCAAGGAGCAAAATTCACTTCTTACAATGGCTATCAACCTTATTATTGAGGATATGGTAGGAACAGATACAGCAGTAACCCCAACATCGGGGGAATAATGAGCTATTCGACTAAATCAAAAAAGGCTGTGTCGGATAGCGTAGAAAACGCCAAAACAGCCGACTACACATCATATCTTGATGATGTAACAGAATAATTATTAAAAAAAGTAGGTGCGGTGTAAAATCCGCACCTTTCCCTATATGGACGATAGGGTGGGAAAGGGTAAAAATTATGATGAATATTGATGTAAACGGAAAAGAATACAAAGTTGAGTTTAGCTTCGGTGCAGCAGAATGCAAGGAAATTGTGCAGAAAATGTTTTCTGTCGTTAATGGTTCTTACTTACTTGCACAAACGGATAAAAGCGTTGCACAGGCTTCCTTTGATGGATTAGCAAATATGACAGCAGATGTGCCAGAGATTTGTATTTTAGCCATTTATGCAGGCTGTATTGACAATAACCCTGTAACTATGGATGAAGCAAAGGAACTCACTAGAGCATATATTACAGAGAAGAGAAAGACAGATAAAAGTTACGGATATAGAACATTGTTCGAGGAGATTAAGAAAGCGATGGAAGATGATGGTTTTTTCGAGCTGTCGGGAATAACAGCGATGTTAGAGGAGATGGCGAACAATGTGGAAGAAGCGACACAGGAACAGAAGAAGCCGACAGTAGTTCCACAAGACCACAAGAAAAAGCAGACTTCCACAAAATAATCTGGGAAGAATACTTTGTTTTAGCCAGTTCACTAGGCGTTAGTTATTCAGACTTTCTTAAAATGACACCTAAAAAGCTATGGGCTGTTGTAGAGGGTAAGAAACTTGAAAGGCAACGAATGGATTCAGATATATGGCTTGCGATAGGTAGTTACATACTCCCAGCAATCAAGATAGGTGTTAGAAGTGGTGCTTGGGGTAAAGGCGAGCTTGAATACCCGGACAAGCCTATTTATAGAGATATTAACAAAAAAGAGAACAGCAAAGATGAAATACAAAGAAAGAGAGAAGAGTTTGTTTTGAATATGAAAATACGAAAAGCAAACTGGGATTTAACACACCCTAAAAATGATAAGCCGGAGGTATAAGCGTGGAATTAGATTCATTAGAAGTCAAAATTACCGGTACTGCCACTAAAGCTATCAATTCTGTTGACAAACTGATAAATCAGCTTACAAGGCTGTCAACATCACTTGCAACTGTGAATGGCTCATCACTAAGCGGTCTTGCGAGTGGTGTTAATCAGTTAGGTTCTGCTATGCAGAATATGAACGCAGGAACAGCGGATTTTACAAGGCTTGCCAAAAATATCACAAAGATAGGTTCTGTTGATTCAGTTGCACTAACTAACACAGCTACATCACTTCAAGCTGTCACAAAGGCAGTTGCAAGCATATCAGCTATTCCACAAAATGCAACGCAAGTCACAGAATTTGCAAAGTCACTTGGTAAGCTAGGCAGTAAGAGTATTGAAAACGCCATTGTAAACATTCCAAAGCTAGGTAATGCTTTAAATGGCTTAATGACAACGCTATCAAGAGCACCAACAGTAAGTCAAAATGTCATTCAAATGACTAACGCATTGGCTAATCTTGCTAGTCAAGGTAGCAAGGTGGGTACTTCTTCAAACTCACTTCAAAAGTCACTGTATGGCGTTTCTACGAGCGTCAGGACAGCGACTAAGAGCAGTTGGAACTTGGCAAGCGCAATAGGCAAGTTTTATGCCACTTATTTTATGGTAATTCGTGGCAGTAAGAAACTTATAGAAGCTATCAAGTCAACAACAGATTACATTGAAGCTTTCAACTATCAAGCGGTTGCGTTTGGCAAGATTGGTTCGGAATGGGATAAGGATTACGAAAAGTACGGATATGATAATGCTACGGCATATGCAGAAAGTTTTCAAAGCAGAGTAAATGATACTCTTGGAAAGCTATCTGGCTTAAAAGTTAATGTTCAAGGTGGTTTGCTTGAAGAAAGCGGAGCAAAGAACTTAGGACTTAACATACAAGAGATAACGCAGTACGCTTCACAGTTAGCTTCTGTCACTAACTCATTAGGGCAGACAGGTGAAGCAACAACAGCAATAACAAAGTCAATGACAATGCTTGCAGGCGATATAAGCTCACTTTTCAATGTGGACTATTCAACAGTAGCACAGAACTTACAAAGCGGTTTAATCGGGCAATCAAGGGCATTGTACAAATATGGTATTGATATTACCAATGCTACATTAGCGACGTATGCTTACAACTTAGGCATTTCTAAGTCGGTGTCTGAAATGACACAGATGGAAAAACAACAGTTAAGAGTGTTAGCAATATTAGACCAAAGTAAAGTATCTTGGGGCGATTTAGCTAATACGATTAATAGCCCATCAAATATGTTACGCCAGTTCAGCAACAATATGAAAGAGGTAGGAATGGTAGCAGGACAGCTATTTATCCCAATTCTTTCAAAGGTTATGCCAGTAGTAAACGGAGTAACTATTGTAATCAAAAGATTATTAGTCAATCTTGCTTCTTTAATGGGCGTTAAGATTGACTTTGAGAGCTTCGGACAAAGTGGCTATAAAGACACATCAGATGGCTTAGAAGATATTTCAAACGGTTACCAAGATGTAGCTGATTCAGCTAAGAAAGCTACATTATCCCTTATGGGATTTGATGAAATAAATAAATTACAGGACGATACAAGCTCAAGCAAGGGTTCAAGCGGTGGCGGCGGTGGTAGCACTATTGATTTGACAGATGATATTGCTAAGGCGGCGGCAGAATATGAAGCGGCGTGGAATAAAGCATTTGCCAATATGGAAAATTCGGCAGTTGCTTGGGCTGATAAGATAGAGAAAGCCATAAAAAAGGGTGACTGGTACGGAATAGGTACTTACGCAGGCAAACAAATAAACAAAGGGATAAATGCTTTTCCTTGGAAAAAAACAGGAGAAGCAATTACAGAAGCTATTTGCAATGTTTTGGATTTTGCAGATGGATTTGTTAGTTCTGTTGATTGGGAACAATTAGGAAGAAATATAATAAAGTTTATTGAAGGTATAGATTTAGGAAAAATAACTGTAAAAATTTTGGACCTAGCAATTGACTTAGGAGTATCAGCAATAAAATTAATATGGGGTGCTTACCAGGAGATATACGACAAATGGGGAATTGCAGGAATTTTGGCTTCTTTGGTTATTCCGGGCGGAATTCTTACACTTAAATTTATTACGGAATTTTCAGCAAGCATAGATGATAGTAAATATGTAAAAAAAGCAAAAGATGGCATAGAAAATATAAAAATAGCTGCACAAGAAAAATGGAATGAAATTACAGATTGGTGGAATAATACAGCAATCGTAAATTGGTGGAATAATGATGTTACGCCTTGGTTTACTAAAGCGAAGTGGCAGTCACTTGGAGATAATACAAAAGATAGCTTGCAAGATAGCTGGACTTCTTTTAATAACTGGTGGAGTAGCACAGGAATATACAACTGGTGGAACAATAGCGTAGCACCTTATTTTACAAAAGCAAAATGGCAATCTCTTGGAGATAACGCAAAGGGCAGCTTAACTGATAGTTGGACTTCGTTCAATAATTGGTGGAGTGGCACAGGTATATATAATTGGTGGAATAATGATGTTACGCCTTGGTTTGCTAAAGATAAATGGAACAACTTGGGTGATAATTTCAAGTCAAGTCTACAAGATAAATGGTCTGATTTTTCTTCTTGGTGGAGCACAACCGGAATTTACAATTGGTGGAATAATCACGTAGCACCTTACTTTACGGCAGATAGATGGCGTGATATGGCAGATGGAATAAGAGTAGGCATACAAGATAAGTGGAATAATGTAGTTAATTGGTGGGATAGCAAACCATCCCTTAGTGAAATTTCAGTAGCCGTTGAGAACTTTTTTTATAAAGTAAGAGATATGTGGTATAATTTCAAAGATTGGTGGGACAACTTAGGACTTAGCTTCCCACATATAAAAACGCCACATTTCGATATTGATGGCGAATTTAGTCTTGTGCCACCTCAAGTGCCCAAGATAAGTGTTGATTGGTATGCAAATGGCGGCTTTCCAAACAAAGGACAGTTATTCGTTGCTAATGAAGTAGCACCCGAAATGGTTGGTACTATGGACGGAAGAACAGCAGTAGCCAATCAGCAGGAAATCACAACAGGTATTGCTAATGCAGTTTATCCAGCGGTTTACAATGCAGTTGTGGCGGCTATGTCAGAAGCTAACAACAATGTAAACATAACACTACAAGGTGACGCTGATAAATTGTTTGCAATGGTACAGGATAAAGCTAATAACTACACTAATATGACAGGGCAAGCAGCATTCCCTTATTAATTGACAAATAAATAATAAAAGAATATATTTAAAGTACTAAAGATAAGGGGGAATGTATATGTTAAAAAAAGGCTTATATAAAATGCTGGAAGTATTAGGAATAAAGAAAAAACAGCAACCACAAATTCAACGCCCACTAAATCCTAACTTTAAAGGAGTGTACAGAGCGACAGAAAACGGCTTAGTTGAAGTATATTGTCCAAGATGTAGCAGTTGGGACTGCTCTCACACACAGATTACAACAACTGTACCACAGAAAACTAAGACAAGATATACCGTTAATTTGAATCCGTTTAGACCGTTTACGCTGGTTAATAAGAAAGAGAAGATTAAGCAACAGGGCGGAACTTATTCACAACATAGGTTTGTGTGTAACAGATGTGGGCTGATTTTTTGGTAATACATGATTTTAATGGAGCGTATCTTTTCGGTGCGTTCCATTTTTTATTTAAAAGTGCTTGACAATTATTGCAAGGGCAGTTATTATAATAGCATAAATATTGCAAGGGCAATAATTGAAAGGAGTGATTATTATTAGTCCAGCAGGAAGACCACATAAGGAAAACCCTAGAAATGTTAATCTTAATATCAGAATAACAAAAGATGAAGCTAATCGTATTCAGAAATGTGCTGATGAATTGAAATTAACAAGAACCGACACCATTATGAAAGGTATAGGGTTAGTAGAAAAAGAACTTAAAGACAACAAAAAAGAGTAGCAACAAGTCGGTCAAAACTTTTAGTTGCTACTCAAACCACCAATCCGAAAGGAATTGATAAATCTATCATATCAGTTTCTTTCGGAAAATTCAAGAATATTTTCGGAGGAAAAACAAATGAGTAATGTAGAAATCGTAACAAATATTGACATAGCGTCAGAAATTGCACACGCAACAGTAACAGAAGTTTTAGCAAATATGGAAAACGAAAGAGTTTCATATGTTCTTATGGGAGTTTTGCAGCAGATAGAAACCATTCAGGACAATGTTAATAATTTTGATTTAAAGGGACAGGACAAGTCTGCAAAGGAAGTGGCATAATATTATTGCGTGAGGCATTGTGGGCATATACTCCCACTACGCAATAAGTTCTGTTTTGAGCAAATGATAAATTTGTAGGAGGTAAAATAATGAGTTATAATAATCCAACTACAAAAGATGACACTCACAATGAGATTAAGGCACCAATGAACACTAAGAATATTTGCGGCGTAGACTGCTATGAGCAGAATGGCGTTGCTTACTTAAGATTGGAAAATGTTGCTAGAGGACTTGGGTTCACAAGAATAGCCGCAAGTGGTAACAAAGTAATCATGTGGAGCAGAGTTGAGAAATACTTGGAAGATTTAGGCGTACACACTTGTGCGCACGAAGATTTTATCCCAGAAAACATCTTCTACCGACTAGCAATGAAAGCCAAAAACGAAACAGCAGAGAAATTTCAAGCATTAGTAGCTGATGAGATTATTCCGTCAATTCGCAAGAATGGAATATATGCTACTGATAATGTTATTGATGAAATACTGAATAATCCAGACTTTGGAATAGAATTATTAACAAAGTTAAAAAAAGAAAGGCAAGCAAGAGTTGAAGCAGAAAGAAAGAACGCTATCTTAACACACGTCAATAAAACATATACAATGACAGAGATTGCTAAAGAGCTGAACTTAAATTCTGCTATTCAACTTAACAAGTTGCTTGCTGATAGAAAAATTCAGTACAATGTCAATGGAACTTGGGTTCTTTACTCACCATACAGCAGTATGGGATATGAGGAAATTAAACAAGAAATTCTTGACAGCGGTAAAGTAATCTATCATAGACGAATTACCCAACTTGGAAGAGAATTTATACTGCAATTATTCAATAATGTTGCATAAGTTCTCTTGTGAGATATAATAGCTCAAACAGAAAGAAAATTCAATAGCTGTAAGAAATTTACAGCTATAAAAAAACAGAACAAGTTGAATAGACCTGTTCTGATTAGCACGTATGAGTGAATGCAAATTAACTCATACCAATAATAACAAATAAATAGCAAAATGACAAGGACATTTCACTTAATTGTGAGGTGTCCTTTTTGTGTGCTTGGAAAGTGAGGTTTTACTATGAATTTTATACAATACATAAAGCAAGCGTGGAAAGCTGGCACTAGCGGCGGCACTCCATTAAGCCCAGACAGGCTTAATCATATGGAAGATGGGATTAAGAGTAATAATGATATGATAAGTGAACTGAACAACAATACAACAACAACGTACGAAAATGCTATCGTAACATACGCACCTGCTTTGGCACTGGTAAATATAATGCCAGCTAAACTAACCAATACTGTAGCAATTAGGAGCTGGACAACAGTCGCAACTCTGCCTAAGGAATATAGACCGAGTAAAACTATAAAATTTCCGGTCACAGTATATAATCCGGCGGGGTTTGTGGCATATGGACAATTGACACCTAATGGTGCATTACAAATTTATAGTGATACCGAAATTGAGGCAAATCAAGGACAAACATATTACAATTTCACTTATTTTATTTAAGCAATATGTTTATTGAAGATATTGCTGTTTAATTAACTTAATGAATAAAAATTCAAAATGGGTATTGAAATAAAATGTTAGTGGTAGGGACAACTTGAAAATATAAATATATAAAACTAAGGGAACGTATCAGAGATGATATGTTCTTTTTTGTTACCAATTTTTAGGCAGAAAGGGGCGATTGAATGATAAGTGCTGTAATTATCGAGGGAGTGACATTCCCAGTAGCATATAACGGCTACACATACAGTAGAAATAAGATATGGTCTAAAAACACAGGCAGGAACGACTATGGCGAAATGGTAGGCACAATCGTAGCTATCAAAGACAAAGTAGAACTGCAATTACCGCCACTTACAGGCGAACAGGCGTTGTTGCTTGACAATGTGATTAGTGATGAAAATAACCCATTCCCGACAGCACAAGTCCTATTCTTAGGCGGTACACAAAGGGAAATGACAATATACACAGGAGATGTGACATATCCGTATCTTACAAGAGCAAAGAATGAGGATGGATTAATAGTCGGAGCAAAATTAAGTTTAATTCAGAAATAAGGAGATTAACTATGAAAATAACAGGAAATGAAGTTTTAGCACATTATGAAGCACTTGCAAGTGTAGCACAGCTTAAAATGGGTGGCAGATTAGCAGTTGCCATTATGTCTAACATTAAGATGTTAGAGCCACACTTTAAGGCAGTCATAGAAACGATAGAAAAGATACGCGAGGAAAATAAAGATAACAACGATAAGATAAAATCAGAACTTGAAGAACTAGGAGAACAGGAGATAGAAGTATCTGAATACACGAAAGTTGATATAAGTGCATTTGATAGTTGTGAAGCTATTGAGCCAGCTAACATTATCGCACTTAGCTTTATGATTAACGATTAATCAGCAGAAAGGAGCAATCCAATAAATGAAAAATATTAATTGGGGTGCGGATTTCAATTTGCTGTATGCAAGATATTACAGCAAATATTCAGTTGACGGAAAAGAATACAATCAGACACTTAATGAGTTTAAGTACAGCAACATAATCAATCCGAACAATAGCATTTCGATAGGTAATACTTGCAGTAGTAGTGTTACCTTTTCTATTTATAATCCAGAAATCACGCTTGAAAATAAGGATATAACCATTTTTGAGGGTGTTAAGGGCGATAGCGGCATTGAGTATGTACAGACAGGCATATTTACTGTAACTAAAGAAGAAAGTAACGGCGAATACACTAAGTACACAGCTTATGACAAGATGTACAAAGCTGAAAAAGGGTACTTCTCTAAATTAACTTATCCTAGTACAGACAAGGCTATTTTAGAGGAGATTTGCATAAAATTAGGCATAAAGTTAGCAACTAGCATAACAAACACACATACAATTACAGATAAGCCACAAGGTTATACAATGCGTGAAATGATTGGTTATATGGCTATGCTACAAGGTGGAAATGCGGCTATTAATTCTGACGGAAACCTTGAAATAAAGTGGTACAAAGATAGCGGTTATGTGCTTGACGGACATCAATACTATCAGCAAGGGGTTACTTTTACCACCAGCAAAGATTTTACGATAAGAAAGCTGACTTGTAACAATACAAAGTCTGGTGATAAGGAAACTAGCACAATCACTAGCGGTAGTGGTGCAACAGGGCTTAGTTTTGCCAATCCGTTTATGACACAAGCAATTCTTGATGAAGTCTATAAAAAGATAGGTGGCTTTCAATTCAGACCGCTTACAGTTAAGTTTGTCGGTGATTACCGACTAGAAGTTGGTGACATTATAACTGTCAACAAAGGTGGCGTTGACTACAAAGTGCCTATAATGCAGATAACGCACGAATGTGACGGCGGACTTATGGATACTGTTACATCTATCGGACAATCTGACACAGAAAACAGCAATATTGCTAGTGGTCCGATAACAAAGCAAATGGAACGATACTACGCTGATTTAGTCTTAATCAACAAGGCAGTTATTGAAAATGCTGATATAACTAATGCCAATGTTGAGAACTTAAAGGCGCATCAAGCGTATATAGACCAATTAAAGGCTAATAAGATTGAAACTGTCACAGCAGAAATTGTTAATTTGACGGCAAGTAAAGCTACGATTAATGAAGCTAATATCGCTAAGTTGCAAGCAGATTATGCACAGGTAGGCGTGTTAAATGCAGATGTAGCAGACATCAAGACCTTAATGTTTGGTTCGGCGACAGGTAAAAGTTTAACAACAGAATTCGCCAATGCAGTCGTAAGTGTTATTGGCAATGCACAGATTAAGGATGCTATGATTGACAGCATAGCTGCGAGCAAGATTACAGCACTTGACCTTAACACTACTAAATTTAAGGTTCATAGTGAAAATGGAATGTCTTATTGGCAAGACAATACAATTATCATCAAAGATACTGACAGAATAAGAGTTCAAATAGGTAAAGACGCTAATTCGGACTACAATATGTACGTCTGGGATAAAGCTGGCAATCTTATGTTTGATGCCTTAGGACTTACCGAAAAAGGCGTTACAAGAAAAGTTGTTCGTGATGATGTTGTTCAAGATGACGCTAATATTAATGCAAGTAAGCTGGATATTGAAACGCTATTTAACGTTATCAATAACGATAATACACACACGCTTAAGAGTAACAAAATTTATCTGGACAACGAGGGGCAGACACTTAATGTTATTATGCAAGCTATAACAAGTAGTGCTGGCAAAGATTATACTCAATGGGGCGGTATGATGAAAGTTGCTAGTGATTTTATCACTAATAAGTTATGGTGGACTGAAAATGTTGACAACGAAAGCATTAAGACCAAGTTTTCTACTGTTAATCAGAAGCTAGATAGCTACGAAATAACGTTATCCGACTTATACCAACAAACGAACGATAATTTTATGGTGTATACAGTTACAGAAACACCTAACAAAGATAATTACCCAGCTATTGATTGGTTCATACCTATTTATCCGTCAGATGATTTATTTCCAAGCGATAATCTTACTTGGACTTATAGCAATGATGAATACGCAAAATATCACGGGGCAATAGCATACAACGAAACAGCTCAAAAAACTTGGCGTTGGGCTAAAGATAGTAAAGGTAATTGGGGTTGGAAAGAGGTATCTAACACACAATTAGCCTATATGCTTAATCAGAACGCTAGTCTTAAGATTAATCTTAATAGCATATCAACAGAATTAACACAGACAAAGAAAAATCTGACAGATAATTATAGTACAACAACTACTATGATTAACAAAATTACGCAGGAAATTAATGATAATGGTTCAAGTATTAGTTTGGCACTTAGTGGAACTTACGCTAAGTCAAGCGATTTAGAAAGTTATGCAACTAAAACAAGCCTTGATTTATATATCAAAAAAGACCCTAAAACAGGCGAGCTTAAGAGTGCTATCGAAGCTATTGCAGATACTATCAATATTACCGCAAGGGGTGGGCTTAATTTAAGTGGCAACAGGTTTACATTAAACAGCACGAACACCAGCATTACAGCAGACGGAACTATAACTTGTAGCAATCTGATTGCCAACGGCGGAAACGTTGGCGGCTGGAAAGTGTCTAAAGATTCAATAAGTACAATATTTAAGCAGAATAATGACTTATTCAGAATTGCATTACAAATACCTGGTGATATTACACCATATGTTTTTTCGGTTTTTCACGGAACTAAAGATGAGGGATACAGCAAAAGTCCTAATTTTTATATAAGTCAAACTGGTAAACTATATGCAACTAACGCACAAATTACAGGAAGCGGCTATTTTTCGTCTGGCACGATTGGAGGCTGGGACATCAGCAAGTCTTCTATCTATAAAGATTACGGCAAATATAGAACTTATATACAGGCACCCGCTAATTCCGAAGCTTGGACATTCTCTTGCCAAGAAGAAAGAGATGGGGCATATTATGGTAATTGGTACGTTCGTGCGGATGGATATATGTATGCTTCTAAAGGTCAAATTGGCAATTTCTCAATTGATAATGGTATATTGTCGACATATCAAAATAATGGAATTAAAGGAATGTCGATAGACCAAAATTACATTAAATTCTATTCTTGGGTCGACGATTACGAAAATTATGTAGGTTCGATAACTACAACAAGATACTATACTAGCAATAATGAAGTAAGAAGAGCTTTAGTGCTCAATGCAGATTATGGAGATGTTGTCGGAATAAATTGCACTAAGAATAAAACAGAAAATACGGAATACGAATTCATTATAAGAATAAACGACGATTTAAACAAATCATTAGAGTTTTTTTCGCCCAATATTTCGATGAATGGCGGTTACCAAGACAATATTAAAAAACCAACGACACTTACAGTATATTGCTATAATCCAAATTCGGGAAAAGACACACAAAATGTCAGAATTACAAATACAGAGGACAGACACTACGAGAACTGCGAACTGTCAGTATATGGAAGTACATACATAGGATATGATTTGCGATGTTTCGGGTCAATTTATGGAACAATCGCTTCTGATTCAGACGAGAACGTAAAAAAAGATGTTCATTTATTGAATTCAGAAGACTCTTCTGAATTTATCTACAATTTAAAACCTTGCGAATTTAAAATGATTAACGGTACTTCTAATCGCTATCATCACGGATTTATTGCACAGCAGGTTAAAGAAACTATGAAAGATGACTGGGGATTATTTATCGATAAAAAGATTAATAATGATAACTACGAAACACAAGTCTCAGACGAAAACGGAAATACAACTAAAGAGCTAACAGCAAGATACGCATTACGCTATGATGAATTAATAGCGGATATAGTTGCGACTGTACAATCGCAGAATATGCGTATTAAAAAATTGGAAAAGCAATTAAGCAATTAAGGACATCTTCGGGTGTCCTTTTTTAATGCGAATTAGGAGGTAAAACACAATGTTAGACATCAACTCATCAATTCAGAAGAACGGAACATTATCCGTTCAAAACTCAGATGGAGCACTTAAACAGGTAGCTTATCTGTCAGCTACAATCAGCGAAAGCGGCACAGTTAGTATGTCAGCTAGCTTCAATGATTTTGCGGCATACTTGGCGAATGATATAGCACTAGACAGCGAGCTTAAGAGCTTTCTTGATGGCGTTAAAAATACTTACAAGGCAACATACAGCACAGAAGATAACACAGTTAGTTCAGATGCAACAGGAACAGTAGAAAGTGAGGTATTTTAATTATGATTAAATGTGGAGATTTTTCAGCGTGGAATGGTGTAGTTGACTGGAACAGAGTTAAGGCGGCAGGACTTACTCACGCAGTCCTAAAGGTAATCAATAAACAGCTTGAACCAGATGAGCAATTTGAAAATAACTGGCGTGGTTGCCAGCTCTCTGGCGTGCATATTTGCGGTGTATACAACTATGTTTACACACCGACAGTAGAAGAAGCTATTGCGGCGGCTAAGAGAGTGCTTGAAGTGCTTGACGGACGTAAGGTAACTGTCTGGATGGACGTTGAAGATACTTGTATGCGAAACTTAGGTTCAGAGCTTATCGACATTATCAAGGCTTACAAAGAGGTTATTGAGGGTGCAGGATATGACTTTGGCGTATATACTGGCTTATCATTCTATGGTAGTTACATCAAGCCCTATACAGACCCTAGCGACTTAGATTGTCCGTTCTGGATAGCACGTTACTACTTAGGCTATGATGAAATGCAGTTAAATGATGATGTTAACACAGACAAGACACCTAACATTGACCATTACCTTGCAGGTTGGCAGTACACATCAAGCGGCGTTGTTGACGGAGTAGACGGAGTTTGCGACTTATCAGAATTCTATGGCTTTCATAATGAAGAAGATAATACAGAAGATAACAGCGAAGAAGATAACACAGAGGATAGCACAGATGAACACGTATATGCTACATACGCCGCTTATACCGATAGATGGTGGGGTGAAGTAGAAGATAGAGAAGATTGGGCTGGTGCAGGTGACAATAAAGCTATCACAGCACTTATTATCAAGGTTAGCAGAGGTTCAGTTAAGTACAGAGTTCATACACTTAATGGTGATTGGCTTCCTTATGTTACTGGCTTTGATTATGATGATTTTGAGAATGGCTTTGCAGGTGACCAGCGTACACCAATAGATGCCGTAGAAATCATCTACTACACACCAGAGGGTGAGCCTTGGAAGTATGCAAAGTATATGGTATCTGTATTCAACAACCGCAACTTCTATCCAGAGCAGATAGATGATGAAACATCGAACGGAATGGACGGATATGCAGGTGTTATGGGTAATGCAATCGATAAGTTCCAGTTAGTTGTCGAATAAAGTCGAAATAACACGACCGAAAGTATTTGAAATATACTAACGATAAATGTATAATAAACTTGTCTTTGAGAAAAGACCCTTAAACATTATCAAGTTCTGGCAGGCGATATTGTTTGATTGGCGTTGGCAATATCGCCGCTACACTTGACACTATAGAACGTGTGTTCTATAATAATCGTATCGCTATCAAACGTGCAAGGGCAAGAGAGGGGAGTGCAGGTTTATGGATAACAGTAATGAGGAAAATTACAAAGATAAGTTAATAGAACTCATAAATAAAATAGAAAATACAGGCACATTAGAGTACCTGTATTCATTCATAGAAAACTTTTTGAAGAGGTGGGGGTAAAACCCTACTTCTTTTCTTTTCGAGATAACATAACATCTATCATATCTAATATTGTTTCCTTATCCCTTTGTTCTAACATAGAAAACTTCCAAAGTAAATCAACATCTTTTTCAGCTTCTTTTGAATTATCCTTACGAATTGGTGAAACATCAAATCCCATTAGCCACGCTTCTGACACGTTCAAAGCCATTCCTAAGACAACTAGCTTTTCTTGGCTAGGTTCAACTTTGCCTGATACATACTGGCTAATATCGGATTTATTCATCTTGATATTGTATTTCTTACAATATGGTAACGATAAATTCAAAATATCAACTTGCTTTAACTTCCGTTCATTCATTAGCTGTTTAAGCCTATCTGATGTATTCTCTTTCATCTTAGTTATCCTCCTTTCTGTTGATAATATACCATTATTTGAACAAAAGTTCAAGATGTAAAACTAAAAAAGTAAAAAATATTGAACTTTTTATTGACATATTAATTTAATAATGCTATTATACAATCAGTTCAAAACATTGAACAAAAACGGAGAAAGGAGAAGAATTGGAATGGCTTTTAATTACAGTAAGTTAAGAGGTCGCATAATTGAAAAGTACGGAAGTCAGACAGACTTTGCCAAGGCATTCGGCTGTTCAGACAGGACTTTATCACTTAAAATGACAGGCAAGCGACCTTGGAAACAGATTGAAATTTTAAAATCAATTAAATTATTAGATTTATCAGAAGATGATATACAGGATTATTTTTTTGCTTTAGAAGTTCAAAATATTTAACTTTTAGAAAGGAGTAAGAATGGCAAGCTTTATTGATGAAGTAGAGAAAAGTTATCTTAATAGTCTTAAAGACAACTTATGCAAAACCTGTGAGGGAGCTGCATTTATGGAGAAATACTTTTCTTCAAGGTCTGCTATCTCTGAATTAGAGAATAAAGTTTTATCAGAACTCAAAGATAGCAAACTAACAGTTACGGAAATGATTGGCTTTTTAGAGTATATGAAACAATCTATTAAAAACCACTCATTTCTTCCCCAAGAGAAAGAACACTGATACAGCACTCTTTATCAAAAGCAATGTTGCCCTCTGGTATTTCCTTAGCAGTCTTGAGTATGGATAATACTTTGTCAGAGTGAGGATATTCAAGACCACAGTTAGGGCAAACAATCTTGCTAGTAGATATATCTTCGCTAACGGTATATTTACTATAACAAGTGCAAGTTATTTGAAACTTTAGAAACATATTTTCACCTCTTTTCTTAATAGAATAAGAGGATTATACCACAAATTATTTAGAAAGGAAGTTTATGGAATTACAGATTTTTAGTAATGAAGAGTTCGGAGAAATCAGAACAATAGAAATTGATGGAAAACCATATTTTGTAGCTACAGATGTGGCAACCGCACTTGGATATATAAATCCACGAAAGGCTGTGAACGACCATTGTAAGGGGGTAACGAAACGTGACACCCCTACATCTAGTGGTGTTCAGCAGATGTCATACATAAATGAGGGTGATTTATACCGACTTATTATGAAATCAAAATTACCTAGTGCAGAGAAATTTGAAAGTTGGGTAATGGATGAGGTGCTTCCGTCAATCAGAAAGACAGGCAGTTATCAGAAAAAGTTATCCCCACAGGAAATGATGAGAATACAGCTAGGTATGTTAGATGATGTGTCAGACAGAGTGTCTAAGTTGGAAAATACAATGAACATTGATTACGGACAGCAGAAAGTACTTAATGACTTAGTATCAGCAAGGGTAATAAAAATCTTAGGCGGTAAAAACAGTAACGCTTACAAGGAAATAAGCAGAAAAGTATTTGCGGAGATTAATCACGATTACAAGGATTATTTCAATGTTAATTCAAGAGCCAACACACCAAGGCTTAAGAATGAACAGGCAGTTGAATATATTAAAAACTGGATGCCAAGCACTAACACAATGATGTTAATAAAAGATTGCGATGCACAGATAAACTTAGAGAACTGATGATTAAGCGGAGGATTGTTTTATGGAAAAGGAAATACAGGCAACACCACAATATAGCATATCAGTAGAAGAACTGATTGCGGAAAGAAATAAGTTAGAAGTCTCTATTGCAGCATACAAGAAAGCTAAGAGAGACAGCAAGATAGCTGAATATTTATGGATGTTATCAGCAATATTATTTATTGTGTCAATGATATTTCAGCTCATTAATTAGAAAGGAGTTTTAGCAGATTGATATTTATTATTTCTGAAAAAGGCGAAAGAGAGCAGATTAATGAGGTAGAAAAGCTTGAAATCCTGGCACATATTGGCAGAAGAACAAGTTACCTCTTAGGAAGAAATAAACATTGTGAGCCATTAAGGAGCATAGTTACAAGAGATATTTTAGGGCAGTTAAAGCACGAATACGGGTGTGGTTTGAGTGAACTGAAAAAGAAGTACATAGCAGACACTCACGATTATATCGACTGCTACGAACTGCCTATGATAATGAAAGAGAGATATAAGCTATGATACAGGGGTTTATGTTGGGTGTTGTTGTCGGAATGATACTAGAAACTATATGTATTGTAGTTACAACATTAAAGATTAAAGCAAAAGAAAGGAAAGAACAATATGAAACAGGTAAACGAGAAAGTAATAACAGTACAGGATTACATTGATATGTACGAGAAAAAGGATATGTATACAGTTATTGACGGCGGTAAGGTTGTTGGATTTGTAGAAAAAGAGAAGGAGAACTAAAGATGAAAGAGAGAAATAACAATATTACAGCTTTTGGGTTAGTTGCAGAAGAGCCAGTTTTCAATCACGAATCAAACGGAGAGGACTTTTATAAGACTTTTATAACAGTTAGAAGAACTAGCGGAACTTTTGATACGCTGCCAGTTGTTATATCTGACAGAATTATTGATATGAAAGAAATTAAAGTAGGCGATTGCGTGATGATTACAGGACAGGTAAGAAGTCATAACCTGCACATAGGAGAAAAAAGTAAGTTAGAGCTTTTTATCTTTACTGAAAATATAGAGATATATGAAAACGAGGAAGAACTACCTTTTAATAATGATGTAGTTCTTAGAGGTTTTATTTGCAAAGAACCTATATACAGGGTAACGCCACTTGGAAGAGAAATAACAGATGTTCTCATAGCTATTAACAGAGCATATGGCAAGTCTGACTATATACCTTGCATAACTTGGGGCAGAACAGCTAAGTTTGTCGGTCACTTGCCAGTAGGAACACATATAGAAATGACAGGTAGATTCCAGTCAAGACCTTATACAAAGAAGATAAGCGAAGATGAAGTTGAAAACAGAGCAGCTTACGAGGTATCAGTAGGCAGAGTTGAGATTATAGAAGAAAAGGAGAATGCTGATGAATAGTGATATTACAGTTTCAGAATTAGCTAGTATGGCAGCAAACAATGAAAAGCGTTGCCAAGTATGGCATCCAGTTCAAGGCGTTATCTTTGACGGCACATTTGATGAACTTGACAGACGGCATTATCTTGCGGATAAGACAGTTGATAACTTCTCAATAGAAGATGATGTATTCATTATGAATATATAAATAAGGAAAGGATATGTTTATGGAAAGAGCAGTTTTAAAAAAGGTAGTACTTGAAAACTTTATGTGCTATGCACACGCAGAATTTGATTTTTACGCCATTACAAAGATTATGGCTAAGAATGGCAAGGGCAAGTCAACTATTGCCACAGCTTATCTGTGGTGCTTGTTTAATTGTGATTATGAATTAAAGGATAATCCAGTTGTAAGACGAGAGGTTGATGGAAAGTCCGTTGATGATATGGACACAAGCGTTGAACTTACACTTGATGTTGACGGAAAAGAAATAACTATGAAGAAAGTACAGAAGCGTACTTACAGCAAAGATGGCAGCAGTTATAAGGACGATAACAAGTACTTTATTAATGATGTGCCTAAGACATTAAAGGACTTCAATGCGTACCTTGATGTTGATATGAATGTATTTAAGATGTGCAGCAATGTAAATGCTTTTCTTAATCAGAAACCGGCTGAAATGAGAGAATACTTATTTGGTTTAGTAGGAGATGTTACAGGCCTTGAAATAGCTTCACAGAAAGCCGAATTAGCTGAATTAGTTCCTTTATTGGAGAAATATACGACAGAAGAATTATCCGCTATGAATAAGGCTACCAAGACCAAGATTACAAAGGATTTGCCTATTCTTGACGGACAGATTAAGGAAAAGGAAAGAGATATTCAGCTTAAACAGGCTATTGAAGTATCTGACCTTGAATTACAGAAGAACAGCCTTAAAGAACAGATTGCTGATTGCGTGGCAAAACAGACTGACAATGACAAGCTGATGGCTGAATATGACAAAGCTAGTTCAGATGTCCTTAACTTGAAGTTTGAACTTAGTGATATGTCACGCAAAGCTAATGAAGAAAATATCAAGGCTAGGAGAAAACTTGAATCACAGATTAGTAACCTTAATTATGTGATTGAGGATAGCAAGAAGTCAATCAGCAACGCAGAAGATGTTGTTAGTTTTGATAAGGACAAGATAGCTGAATATCAGAAAACACTTGATGATAGCAGAACCGAATGGAAAGCTGAAAAAGAGCGTGTATTTGACGAGAATAATCTTATTTGCCCTTATTGTAAACAGGAATACCCAGAGGAAAAGAAAGAGAAACTAAAGGCAGATTTTAAGGCACATAAAGAAACTGAACTTAGCAGAATTACCGATAAGGGCAACACAGCTAAGAAAATGCTTGATGAAATCAAAGGATTGTTAGTTGAAGCTGAACAGGAATTGGCTGACAGAAAGCAGAAGTTAGAAAAGCATTTAGTTGATTTAGCAGACCTTGAAAAGCAGTTAGCAGAACTTCCACAGGAAATTGATGTATCAGCTACAGAAGAATACAAGGCACTTGAACAGCAGATAGCTGAAAAGGAACAGGCTATGCACAAGGCTAATGATATTTCGGCAGTTAAGGCAGAATTAAAAGCACAGGAAACGGCTTTAAGGCAGCAGTTAGCAGAATGTGAAAGCCAGATTGCAAAGGCTGATACGACAGCAGATGAACAGCGACTTGAAGAATTAAAGCAGACAAGGATTGATTCTGAACAGAATAAAACTAATGCCGAGAAGATTCTTGATTTACTTGATGAACTGGATAAGGCAAAGAACGAAGCCTTAACAGAAGCAGTAAACAGCCATTTTGGGTTAGTTAAGTGGCAGTTGTTTACTTATACAAAGTCTGGTGGTTACAAGAGCTGTTGTATACCTACTGTTGACGGAAAGAGTATTTTAACAACTATGTCTAACAAGGGTAACAGGATTTTAGGCAGAGTCGATATTTGCAGTTCAATTCAGAAGATTAGCGATATATCAGTGCCTATTATCTTAGATGATTCTGAAAGCCTTAGTACGGACAATCAGAAGAAAGTTGCTGAAATGGTAGATAGTCAGTTGATTATGCTGATTGTAAATGACAGTGAGAAATTAGAGATTATGGAGGGGATAATATGAAGCTCTATTTTTATAAAATAAATACAGATGAAAGATATGGAAAAGTAGGAATTGCAGTACAGGTTTGTGAAGCGGAAGAGAAACCTAAGACATACAAGTCTGCTGATAGAGTTTTTCCAAACTACTTAAGTATAGTAAGAAAAGATGAAGAAGGGCAGATATTGCATTTTGATTGTCTATTCCTTACAGAACCTAACTTTGAGTATGCCAAGGAGAAATTTAAGAAGCGGGCAGAATCAAGGGTTGCACAGGCAAAAGAAAAACTTGAAAGAGAAGAAATGGAATTGAAGATAGTCGAAGAAAGCGAGGAATAATTATGGCAGAGAATAATACGGCGGTTACAGAAACAAAAGAAGCTGAAAGCAGAGAGCTTGTAGCAAAGGATTTTACAGAGGGAATGGTTGTTAAAATTAAGCAGAAAGAGAAATTCGGCTTAACATTCCCTAAAGATTACAACTATACAAATGAGTTTATGTCAGCAATGCTGATATTGCAGGACACAGTAGATATGAACAAGAAGCCTGTATTACAGAGTTGCACAAGGGCAAGTATTGAGAATGCACTTGTTGAAATGGTTACGAACGGACTTTCAATGCAGAAGAAACAGTGCTACCCAGTTGCTTATGGCGGCAAGCTACAGTGTCAGAAGTCAGTGTATGGAAACACTTGTATAGCAAGGAGATTCGGACTTAAAGACATTAACGCAGCGGTCATTTATAAAGGGGATGTATTCAAGTACCACAAAGAGGACGCAAAAACAATTATTGATTGCCACGAACAGAGTTTTGAGAATATCGACAATGACAAGATTGTTGGCGCTTATGCGGTAGCTGTTATGGATGACGGAGAGAAAATATCAGAAGTTATGACCATTGCACAGATTAAACAGGCTTGGAAACAGGGATATGGCTACAAAGAGAATGGCAATGGCGCTCATCAGAAATTTGCTGACCAGATGGCTATGAAAACTGTTAAAAATAGGCTTCTTAAATATATCAATAATTCTCATAGTGGTAATGAAAACGAGGATTACGAGGAAATCAGCCACGATGAAATGCTTGAACAGGATGTTGCTTACGATATTGAGCAGAACGCAAACAGCGTTGATTTTGAAGAAAGCGACATTATCGAGTGCACAGCCACAGAAGTAACCGAAGAACAGGCAGAAGATAGCACATTACCACCATTCATGCAGAGTGAGGAGAACTGATATGAGAGTAATTTCACAGGACGGAACACTTGATATGCCATATGAAGAGGTAATTATTCAGAGATTCAAGTCAAGAATTTATTTTCTGAATAAAAACTTAACAGGCGTTGAGTCGCTTAGTGATGACATGCAAATTGCTGAATATTCCACCGAAGCAAAGGCAATTAAGGCTATGGAAATGTTGAGAGAACATAATGAGGGTGTAATTTTTCTCAAAACAATAATAAATACCGAAAAAGGTACTACGTTCGTAAGTAGTTTGTCGAAAACTGATTTTAACAAGCTGACGCAGAATTACTTCCAGTTCCCACAGGATGACGAAATCGAGGTGTGAGTATGAGATTAAAATGCTTAGGCTCATCGTCAGCCGGAAATTGCTATCTGCTAACTTCCGAAAGTGGAGAAACACTTATCCTTGATTGCGGAATACCGATTAAGGAGATTAAAAAAGGCTTAGATTGGAACATTAAAGATGTTGTGGGTGTGTTATGCACCCATAAACACCTTGACCACAGCAAGTCAGTAAACGATTTTAAAGCTATGGGAATACCGATTTATGCACCATATTTGAAGATTGATTATATGTCAATGAATATGGGCGGATTTACAGTAAAACCTTTTGATTTAACGACAATAGACGGAAGTTGGACACATACTAATGCAGACGGAACACCTTGTCCGATATTCGGCTTTCTGATTACGCACAAGGAAATGAGGAGAATGCTTTATATAACCGATTGCGAATTAATCAAGTGGAAGTTTAAAGACATAAACCACGTTCTCTTAGGCGCAAATTATGACAAGGATTTAATCGACAGGGATAACACAGGCAAAGCTAATCACGTTTTTAGAGGTCACTTAAGCATTGACACGGCTTGCGATTTTGTTAAAGCGAATTATTCAGATAGTTTGCAGAACGTCATAATGTGCCATCTATCAAGTGAAAATTCTGATAAAGATAGTTTTATCGAGAAGATGAAGAAAGTTGCTTATGGGGCAAATGTAGACGTCGCGGTTGCAGGGAAAAGTTGGGATTTGAAAAATCCTAGCGAATGTCCGTTTTAGAAAGGAGCAGAAATGGAGAGATTAACAAGAAGAAGTGCTAACGGAACAGGTGTATATGCTACACCTAGTGGAGAACCTATCGAATGGGAAAACAATCGTCATAATGTGTTACAGAAATTAGCAGATTATGAGGACTTAGAAGAGCAAGGTAGACTTATTAAATTGTCTTGCACAACAAAGGATACTGTTTGGCATTTTTGCTGGCAGTATTGAAAATGTAAAGCTAGATAGTTATGGAGATGGGCTTGTTACGGATGTAACGATGGAGATTACTTCATCTAAATTCACAACAACCAATGCCGACAGGATAAGAAATATGTCGGATGAAGAGCTGGCAGAGTTTCTTATAACTTTTAAGAACACATTCGGCGAAGAATACGAGGGAGAAGCTAGTTGTATGGATTGGCTTCAATCAGAAGCGGAATAGGAGAGAATATGGTTGAAATTCCATTATACAGAAGCGTACCAACAATGAGAAATTATGAAGATTATATCAGTGAATGCGATTACACAAAAGGTTGGAATGACGCTATGGATTTTATTTTCCCAGAAGCAAAAAAGAAGCGTGAAAAGGAAAGAACAAAGAAAAGTATGTCCATAATCAAATAAATGCTGAAAGGAGAGAATATGAAGTATATAAGCAATGCAAAATATGGAGAGCTAGTTGAAACAGGAACTGTCTACAGAGGTGACAATAAAAGATTAGATATATGTGTTCATACGCTATGTGGTTGTGGAGAAACACTATATATGAATTGTCGAACACTAGGCATTGTGGATAGAAAATTAAACAGTACATCTGTGATAGCTGCTATAAATGAAGCTCAATCGTTAGTGAGACAGGAACTTGATTTACTTAGCAAAGAACTTAATGCCATATTGAATAGTGAGATTGAAATATCAAGGTATTAGAAAGGATAGAATATGGAAGATAGATATTTACTTAAGGCTAAAAGAATTGATAACGGAGAATGGGTTCAGGGCTATTTATACGGCATTTGGGAAAAGCGGTATATTCTGTGGGGAATGACAAATGATGTGCCTAATATGATTGAAGTAGACCCATCCACCATCTGCCAATGCACAGGCTTGAAGGATAAGAACGACAAGCTGATTTGGGAGAATGATGTTGTAAAAATAAATAATAGCAAGGTGAATACGCTTATAACATTTAGGGATTTTGAAATTATATGTACAATTCCTAACGAAAAATATTATAAGCACAGACTTGAATATGATACTGAATATGAAATTATCGGCAACATCTTTGACAATCCTGAGTTATTAGAAAGTGAGGAAAAGTAATGAATCGTATAATTTTATGTGGAAGAGTTGTTAGAGACCCGGAGATTAGATATTCACAGACAGCAAACGGAAGCATGGCAGTGGCAAGGTACATATTAGCTGTTGACAGAGCTTTTAAGAAAGAGGGCGAACAGGCAGCAGACTTTATTAACTGTATTGCGTTTGGCAAGAACGGAGAGTTTGCAGAGAAGTATCTTCATCAGGGAACTAAGATTATTGTTGAGGGCAGATGGCAGACAGGTAATTTCACTAACAAAGACGGACAGAAAGTCTACACTAATGACTGTGTTGTTGAAAGACACGAATTTTGCGAAAGTCGTGCTAATCAGCAGAATAATAACAGTAACGGAATTATGGGCGGTAATGCTAGTTCAGACAGCTTTATGTCAATTCCAGATGGTGTGGCTGACGAGGGATTACCATTTAATTAAAGAGGTGTGAGTATGACAGAGAACGAAGCAATAAGAGAGGTAAGATTTAATATGTCAACAATAGGATTGAGTGACAAAGCTGCTAAAAGAGTTGTTGAAGCAAGAAATATGGCAATCAAGGTGCTTGAAAAGCAGATACCTAAGAAACCTATATTTAACCATAACCTTAGTGATACTCTTTCTGTATTCCATTGTGAATGTGGAAACGCAATTAAAGTTAGTCACGATATAGGAATAATGGATAACAACAATGCGCCAAATTACTGTAGTAAGTGCGGTTGTAGGCTAGATTGGAGCGATGAAGAATGAGACTGATTGATGCGGATAACTTAAATTTTCAGGAGCAGCACTATAACAAAAGCCAGATGAAAGCGATTCTTGATTTTGTTGATAATCAGCCGACAGTTTATGACATTGATAGAGTTGCGGAGCAGTTGAAAACAGACTCTTCTGTAAGATTGTATGGAAGTGGCAACAGTAATAATTATCTTATTCCTCTTGAAAAGACAATCGAGATAGTAAAGGCAGGTGGCAATTATTGAATTATCATAACATAGCAAGAGCCAAGGCGATAGAGCAGGAAAATAAAAAGCGACTATTAAATCTGAATCCAAAGCTGAATGATAAAAGTGGAATATATTTTCTGCTCCGAGAAGATGAAAACGGATTTAAGTATGCGTATATCGGACAGGCGGTACATACACTTAGCAGATTGGCAAGCCACCTTGTAGGCTACGAACAGCACATAGACTTTAGCTTACGCAAACATAAACTGTATGACAAAGAGAAAAACCCTTATGGTTGGCGAGTTGAATTTCTGAATTTTCCCGAAAGCCAGCTTGACGAGAAAGAGAAGTATTACATCAAACTATATGCTGATAAAGGCTATCAGCTTAGGAATGTCAGTTTAGGCGGTCAAGGGGAAAATCGTGCTAGTGGTTCAATAGGAGAAAGAAAAGCGCCTAAAGGCTATATGCAAGGCATACAGCAAGGCAAAAAGGTGTTAGCAAGGGAATTATCGTCTATCGCAGAAAAGCACCTTATAATCCGATTGAAGCCCGAAAAAGAGCATAATAAGGTGTCGCAGAAACAGTATGAGAAATTTATGGATTTATTGAAAGTGGGTGGTTCAGAATGAAGATTTTAAGCAAGAAGAAATACAACAAACTCATTGAAGATTTTGAGGAATTGCAGAAAAAGGTCGAGGAACTCAAAAGGATAAATGAGAGCATCGGAAAAAAGTTGGAAGATAATAAGACCGGTTGCAGGCTGAATAAAGGTAGTCAATTTTGCTTCGACTGTAAAAATTCTTACAGATACAGAACTTATATGGGAATGGGAGAAGTTGAACAGTGTGGTTGCTTGCTTGATGTGTCTTGCGAGAATTTTGAGAGGAAAGAAAGCGAGTGATTCAGAATGAAAAGAAATGATTGCATAGAGGTATTAGGTCACTTGAAAGAAAAGCTGAAAGAAAAAGATATAATTGCCGTACAGGATAGCGAAGATGATTATAAATGTCCTGTATGCGGTCAGATTTTTACAGACGAGGGAGATACTGTTATTGACCCTTGTTGCGGTAGCGGTAGCACGCTAAGAGCCGCCGCAGAACTTGGCAGAAGTGCATACGGATTCGAGATTGACAGAAACTTTTACGAGCGTGCAAAGAATGAAATGCTTGTATTTGAAAAGGACAGTCAAATGAATATAAGTGATTTTATAGGAGATACAGTATGAAAGACGAAACAAGGCAGGAAATACAGATTTTACTTGACCTACTTAAAGGCAGCCTTGCAAGAAATGGTGTAAGTATGGCAACCGACAATAGTGGCAACTTGATGTTCTTTGATACGTCTGTCTATGTTAGAAGTAAAGGCAAGGAATTTGACGGATTCAGAGTTAATATTAACGATTTAGTGAAGTAATAATGTGGCAGAACTTGAAGAGGTAATTATGGCAGGCAATTTTATTAAAATTGACAGAAAAATTTTAAAGTGGGAATGGTGGAGTGACATTAATACATTCAGACTTTTTATGTATATGTTGATAAGTGCCTATTGGAAAGACGGAAATTACAAAGGCAAGATAATTGAAAGAGGGTCTTTCCCCTCTTCAATATCTGAATTATCAAAAGAAACTAATTTGTCTGTAATGGAAATTCGTACCTCGCTAAAACACTTACAATTAACAGGCGAAATAACAAGCAAAGCAACAAACAAATTCACGATATTTACTGTGGTTAACTACAATTTGTATCAAACGGATAACAAGCAAGATAACAAACAAATAACAAGCAACTTAACAAACAATCAACAAACAGATAACATTCTATTAACAAACTCTATATTAAAAGAAAGTAAGAATGAAAGAACAGAAGAAATTAAAGAAGATAAGAATATAAAAGAAAAAGATATTACTAACGTAATATCCAAAAAGAAAAGTTATTATCCAGATGATGAATTACTTGATGAAGCATTTAACGAGTATGTGACAATGCGTAAGAGAATTAAAAAACCTATATGCACTGACAAGGCATTGCATAGGGCTATGAATACTCTTGAAAAGCTGTCGGGTGGAGATAATGACTTAGCCGTAAAAATTCTTAATCAGTCAGTAGACCATTGCTGGCAAGGACTGTTTGAATTGAAAGAAGATAATCCTAATAAGCAGGGCAAGAAAAATGTATTTGATGAATGGATGGAGGTAATGAAATGACAAGGGAACAGGTTGGAGAACTTCTAATGACGATACAGGTTTATTATCCCAACTACAATCCACCAGACAAGAAGATTACTCTTAATGCTTGGTATATAATGCTCGCTGAATATCCAGAAGAATTAGTTTTACAGGCATTAAGAGCTTGTATTGCAACTAATACTAGCGGTTTTGCACCAGATGTAGGGCAGATAATGAGTAAGATACAGACTATATCGCAGCCACAGGAACTTGACGGAATGGCAGCTTGGGGATTGGTTAGTAAGGCGTTAAGGAATGGCACATATGGGGCAGTTGAAGAATTTAACAAGCTGCCGCCACTTGTCAGGCAGGCGGTTGGTATGCCAGACAACCTTAAAAACTGGGCGACATCAGATTATCAGACGATTGAAACAGTAATACAATCGAATTTCTTAAGAACCTATGAAACAGTTGTTAAGCGTGCAAATGAAATAAATCGTATGCCAGACGACATTAAGTCACTTATCGAAAAGACGAATGCAAATTCGTATAAGGCTCAAATCGAGCAAAAATTCCAAAGAGATATAAATACATTACAAATTAAAGAAAATGCCCTTATTGGTCAAAATACAAACGCAGAAGAATATATTGAAGCACCTAAAGAGGTACAAGATAGAATTGACAGAATGAGAGGTTGATTTTCAATGGAGACAACGCCAATTAGTCCGCAGAAGAAATTATATAATTACCGCCGAGAGAATGGATTGTGCCCTAAATGCGGCAAGCCGCTTGATAGAAAAGGCTTTTATTGTGAAGAATGTAGGGAGAAGCAAACGGCTTACAGTAGAGAAACTAGAGAACTTTGCAGGCAGTTTAAAATTTGCCCGGAATGTCGCAAAAATAAACTTGTGGGTGATGAAAAGATATGTCCGGAATGTTTGGCTAACAAAGCTGAATATAGAGCTAATCACCCATTAAGTGATGATAAGCGAAGAAAAAACAATGAAGCATTTAAACAATATTCAAAAAACTTATACGCTGAACGTAGAAAAGCTGGCATATGTGTTAGATGTGGTAAGACTAAAGCTGTTAAGGGCAAAGCAAAGTGTTTTGTATGTCAGAGTAAAGACAATGCTATCCATAGAAAAAGAACTGAAAATAGGCAAAATATAAAAGAATATCGCAAAGAAAATCACTTGTGCTATCGTTGCGGAGAACCTATTGACAGACCACAAGGGCAATTGTGTCAGAAATGCTGGCAGACAGACTATGAAAGGGGTAAAAGCCTTAAGAATGATAATAGCAAGCACTACTGGCGATACGACAATCAGTTTCTGAGAAAGAAGTGAAAATATGAGCAAGGCAGAACAGAAAAAGTTTAAGGAACAAATGTTGCGTGTTCAGATGAACAGAATTAGCACTGAACACCAGAAGAAAAATTTTGAATCAGCATTGATATTAATTATGTGGGTACTACATGATAAGTTCGGTTTCGGACAGCAGAGATTAACAAAAGTACAGAGAGAACTTAAAGTACTTATAGATAACTATAATGACGGATTATTCACAGCGGAAGAGCTTGTTAATCAGTTATACGAAGAAACAGGAATAGAACATATTAAGTTTAAATAAGGAGATAGGCTTATGAAGTTTTCGGGACTGACTAAGCCGGAGCTTGATGAAATAATTGAAAATGCCAATTTCACAGAAGAGGAACTAAGAATTTTCAAGTTGCTTGTGGGTAATATGAGCTTAGAACAGGTTAGTCAAAGACTTATGTTATCCAAAGCAACAATTTCAAGAAGAGTTAAGGATATAAAAATCAAGATAGAAAGGACTGATGACATGGTTAAAACAATTCCTATATGGGAAAAAGTTACATTAACAGTTGAAGAAGCGTCCGAATATAGCAATATCGGAATTAATAGAATCAGCAGTATGCTTAATGAAATTAGCTGTCCATTTGTTTTAAGAGTTGGGAATAAGAGGCTTGTTAAGCGCAAGGAGTTTGAGCGCTATATAGAAAAAAGTAACGAAATATAG